CGGGAGGATCCAGAGTTTTCTCCAACATAATCATTGGAGAGTGTGCGGAAAACAGAAGACTTCTTGAATTCGTCCATATCCAAATTATCTTTCAGGAACTTGCGAACGGATTCTGGAATGTCTGCGTGGAGCTTGTTGAACGGAACAAGGTCGCGGTCTTCATACTCTTCAAAGAACTTAGCCGAAATAAGGTTAGGTCGAATCTTTGGTTCGTCTGAGAAGTTTATACGAATGCCTTGGAGAAACTTGACTGCTTTCTTGTTATCAACCCAATCTTCCGTGAAGTTTCTAATCATGTATTTGTTAAGCTTGTCTATAGCAGTGTTTATATCTCTTTTGTGATCTATAGCCACTACGTTTCCAGCTTCATCGTTATAAAAGAATGGAATGTTTGAATTGTAGATGACTACCTTTTGTTCTCTCTCTGCTATCTTGGGGAAGTCACGGCGTATTTCCTTCCACTTGTTACGATATAGATCATATTGGTCGGGAGTTAAACGAGACTCAAGTTCATCTACACGAACTCCTTCCGTCAACTCCATATCATCCATCATTGTGAGTGGGTCTATATTGGCGTTCTTGAACTTAAACTTAGCCAAACGAACATTTGCTTCTGAGGTTAAACCGAAATCCACTTCTGGGTCGCCTGTTTCGGTGAATAGCTGGCGCATCTTCTCATCGTCGGATACACCGGATCCGGCTCCTGCCATGCCTGGACCAGCCTTATCTTCTGGATCTTCGTCAGATGGCTCTTCATTGCCTTCTGGGGCTTCTTCTGCATCACCGCCCTTAGCAGCATCGACTTCATCTTGGGTGAAAAAGTCTTCGTCAGCATCTTCGGCTTCTTTAGATTCTTCGTCTTCCGCTGGCTTCTCTGTTGGTGCGTCTTCTGCTGGCTTTTCGTCACCATCAGCCTCTAAAATGGTCTTAAGGCGTGACTCTAAGTATATTTGGAGATTGGATTTCATAGTTTCACCTATTATATCCGTTATTTATATAAAATTACGGATTAGGTGGACCGAACCTGTTTTCTCTATAGTTACAGTCTCGACATATTATTAGATTGACATTACGAGCCTGAAGATGACACCAAAACAAGTTGTTAGTCTTCGCAGCTTCGACATCCGTCTGACAGTTACATGGATGAGGATCTTTATCCCGCTTGTCACAAGGATACTTACGACATGCTGTTTCGTAGCTCACGATTATACCCTCTTGATAATCAAGTCATTTGTCGGTGTGAAGGTTGAATATATCCAAGTTACTGGAAGTATAATCTTCTGGCTGTCTTGGTAATTCAAATCAACTTGACCAAGAGACTGTGGGTGAAGGTCACGGAACTCAAACTCTGCCACCTTCTCGTGGTGGTTGTTAAGTATAACCAAATATCCTTCAATATAAAAATTCTTATAGTAGTCCATCAAGCCAAGCTTGTTAAACTCTTCTGGGTTGGAGGCAGCATAGAACCAATAGAGCAACAATCTATATACGAACCAGTTTTCATCGCAAAGTATATTGGTCGATGTCTGACCGAATTGTAGCTTTCCAGTTACAGCAGTCAAAGCAGCGAACATAGTTTCTATCTTAGAGGTTCCAAGCTCCAGATTAGGCAACGTAAAGGATTGTAGGTATAAAAGTAGGTTCTGGGTCGCTTGGTTGGACTCGCGAACATAATCAATTCCTGACATTCCTAGCGAAGACAGTTTGCCATCTAGCTTGAAGCCAGGATCTTCAGCGAACTTGGAAATGAGAAACGAAGTCGGTATGTTGCGTAACATAAAGAAAAACTGGTTCGAATTTGACTCGTTAATTTCTATTTCGTTATTGATAACAACGTTACATCCCATTTGATACTCCTTTGTTCCAATCAGTTTCCCATATTGTTACTATATTATAACCAGATTCTCTCAACTTATTCTCCCTACTCATAGTTTCTTCATATAGTTGCTGATAGGTTTTCTTTGCTACAACATTTACCTCATTTGGATTATATCTATGCGGGTTGCCATGCCAGAAATCACCATAAAACTCGTAACAGGTTTTAGTATCTGGATTAAAGCCATCAACCCGTATATAGTGTTTCTTGTTTTTTACATCTGTCTTATATCTTCTATACTCTGGCGGTATGCCAATAGAATCTAGCCAAGCGTTTTCTTTCCTTGATGTCCCTAACATGCCGCAACATGGGCATGTGCTATTCAATGTAATTACACTACGGGGCGTAGCAATCCACTCGTGTTCGCATTTTATACATTTCCAAGTTATTTTATGCATGTCACCAATAGAACTTCCTATTCTTTGTATTTCTCTCTTTTCTTCTGCTAAAATCGAGTCTATTTCAGTATCGCACATGCTATCCAACCCTACACATCTAGGGCATTTTTGGTCTTGTGATTTTATATTAGAAAAACTATTCCTGAAGGTATGATTACAAACATTGCACTTTAAATCCATACTTTTATTGGAACCCGGGTATATATTACTTATTACCGATATGCCCCTCTCACCCATAAAATCCTTAATAGATTCTAATGTATATCTTTTAACCCCGCTACATGTCGGACATCCTACTTTCGCATGTATTACGCTTACGGGAATATTGCTCCATATATTATTACACTTCAAGCACTTCCACTCAATTGCAGTAGTTGAATTGACATACTCACCTAATCTAATAATATTTCTACCGTATAGTTTATCATCAACCCACTTATTGTCTTTCCTGCCAGTCTTTGGACGACATGCTGGACAACCTGTTCCACCAGCATAAACACTATTAATAGTAGCTTCCCATTCTTTACCACACTTTAGACAAGACCATTTACCCCTTTCAGAGTATTTCACATCAGCTACATCAAATAATCGCTTTATGCCTCTTTTAGATACATTAGCATCTATTAAGTCATTGGTTATTTTAAAATGTCGGGGGACCATTAGAATCTCTCTTTAGACATAACTCTGAAGTAGCTCACCTGTATGTCTTCACATACTTCGGTTCCTGGGTCGCCGCTTGTTCCACTGGTTCCTGTTGTATCAACAGCCGAAGTGCTTGGTGTTATACATGTGGCTACAGTTGTTCTCATAACAACTTCAACACGGAATATACCTATTCCACATTCACAGACGGTTTTGTATCTATAGTAATACCATCCCACTTTTCCAGTAACTTGACACATGGGCGAGTCAACTATAAGAGTGTTGCGGGGGTCGTATATACGAATAATAGCTTCGTCTGCCCACTTATAGTCGTTCAACGAGGGAGCTATAGTCATGTCGATAAGTGGCTTATTAGTAGCCTGAATGACTACTGTATCGCCACAAAAGAAATCTGCTGGTTGATTAGACACTCATTCCCCCTTGAATATATATTTCTATTTTGCTACATGGTAAAACTTGTATGGAATCTATATTTGGGCAGTAACCCGTTAGATCCGGCTGAGCAGTCGGAGATGGAGTTTCCCCACCAGAGATATATGGAGTCGTGCAGATTCCACGATCATATTTGTTTACAAAATGATCTATACGCTCGTAGGCTTCGGCGTTCCATTCGTCCCAATTGAATACTCTTCCTGAAGTATGTGCCATATATGCATCTATTTATAGTTTTTGAATTATTACGATGCTTTGGTTTTTGATATTTCAATCGGAGGATTCAGATGTGTCATTGTTGGTAAATCTGGATTAATCATAAGTTGCTCGAATCCATCCTTAACCATAATAACTTTAGAACGAGCGGCACCGTCCTGCATTTCGTCTGTTTGTCCCCATATCAACCACAGCCCAGACATCATATAATCAACGCCAGAATTCTGATCCAGAGATGTCTTAAATATTACATCTGCCAAGTGACCAACGTTACGAAAGTTATTAATAGTCATCTCAGCCGTACATGCGATTCCAGAATGAATAGTGTTGTAAGCCATCTCATTTCGCTTCATGTTCAGTAATCTAAGATTATCTGTAAAAGAATGTGGTCTATGAGATGCCCACTGATTACCATAATTCATCGAATGGAGTTGCTTCTGACCAAGACCCTGATATGTGTTTTTAAATGTAGAGTAATCCAGAGCAAAATACTTATTATCATTTATATAATCAAATGTATAGAAAGTTTCTCCGCTCATCTGCGCGAATGCAGTTTTAGCCCTATGGAAATAATCAAATTGTCTACTCTGCATTGTGTTGAATATTTCGTAATCGTTTTCTTTCGAGAAGTCTCTTGCTAAATTGTTTAAATCACCTTGGGCAGACCTATAAACTTCTTGTTGAAAGTGGGATGATATTGTATGTCTTCCTTTTTCTGTCATATACTTGTAGACTGGTTTGAAGTGTATTTTTGGTTTTCCTGATTTGGTCTTTGGTGGTTCTATAAAAAAGGTATAGTATGGGAAGTCGTCTTTCTGGCTAATAGCAAACTTTTTCAAATAATTTATTGTCTTCATCGGCGTCCAGTTTGGATTATAGAATCTAAACTTAGCTCCTTCTGCATTTGATGTTTCTTCTATATCTATATCATACCAATTTACCAACCCAGGAACAGATAATAAACAGTCGTTTACAAGGTCTGACACCTTCATCTTCGTATCCCAAGGATATGTCTTATAAACACAGTTATTTGTTAAGAAACTAAATGCAGGAGCCTCTACAAGATTCATTAAAGTTATATTTGATCCCTTATTGTATTCTTGAAGATTTGGAATTTCGGATATTGACTGAATCTGAAAGTGCATTATTTTTTCAACGGTCGCAGACGGCTGCGCCATATTTTTATACTTAATAGTTACTATTTCATTACCAGTAAGTGGCATGATTTCTCTTATTGAATACCTATCAAAGAACCACACTTTCGCCGTGCGAAAATACATATCCATTGAATCTTGAATTTCTATCTTAAATGCTGTTTCTAATATAGTGCTTTCGCTAAGATCATTATAAGACTGATCTTTAAAAGACTTTAGGCGAGTTATATAAACTGCATAAGCGGCTCTAAGAACCGAATCAAATGGGTTTGTTTGAGAGTTGGTTGTATCTATATCTACCATGGTTTATGCTTCCGATGCTCTTCCCTCAAGAGCCAGTTTTCTATTTTGTTCCTCGTTTAGTGACTTAAAGAACAGCATGTCTCGTTTTATTTTTGGAAGGTAATCGGGGCGCATTATTTTTATAATCTTTGGATTGCCAGGACCATTCCATGTCCCATCTAAGACATCTTCTAGAAATGTATACGGATCAATCGCATCGTTCATTAAAGCAATAAACCACCACAATTCTATTGTTTTATAATATTGATTAGAAATGGAATATAGTGTATCTGTTGGTGTAACCGAATGTTTTATATATGCCTCGTCCGATAACTCTGGTGGACTCAACTGAAGTCTAAAAGATGACCAAATATCTAAAATTGGTTCAGATATCTCCACAGGATCATAGTGTAACTTGGGAAACAAGTTAGAAAAAAGAGAATCCGAAACGATAGTGGTTCTTTTATTAGCCATTTTTTACCTATTGTTGATTAGTCGATGATTGTCTATTAGTGTTTTGGGATTGACTTATGTTCACACTAACCTTTGACCCTGTTCCTCCCATGGTGGTCAATCCTGATGTATACATTGATATCCAGTCGTCCGCATAAAGCTTCTCAATTGATCTTAGTGTTATACTACACTCTGCTCTCATTGGCAACGCTTTATTTAATAGAGTTTCCGTCATTCCGTTTAGATAACTTCCTTCTGGTACGGTAGCCTTTACCCACGGGTCTAAGTATTTAAAGTTGAAAGATGATATCGCACAACGGTTAAAGGAAAATAATCCAGAAGTATGACTTACGCGGACATAACTAGGCGGATCTAAAATTGTTATACGAGTGCCAGGATATATTTTATTTACAAAGTCTTGAACTTTACCCTGTATATCTGCGCTATCGGCAGATGTAGCTGGTTGTGTTTCTGTTGGTGTCGCTGATTCAAGGGCACTTAAAGTTCTCGAACGACGAGGATACGACCATGCTGTTAATAACATTACTGGTAGATATATATCCCTAATCCAATCTTCTATGGAGTTTCCAGCAGACCAAAGTAAAAAGGGAACAGTAAACTCTATACTGTCAGATGATTTATACGAATCTGCCTGATCAAGTACGATGTTCTGTTCTCTTCTCAACTTGACATCACTTCCAGCCCCCTCTGTAGCATTGAGTATTTTTGTAAGAATACCGTTTCCAGCACCAATTAAACTCGTAACAGACTCGAATAGACTGGTTATTAGACCACCCGGCTTTTCCCACGCATGTTTAGAAGTAAAGTTTATCCAATCCGTTGTATTCGGAGCAATGAATACATCTAAAATAGAAACATCGTCTTTCCCACTTTCAAAACTTGCTTTTTGAATGCCGTTATCTGGGGTGAATGTCATTTTATATGGTTGATTGCCGATAAATTCTAATTTTATTTCATCAATTCTTGCCGTGTCACCATCTCCATTAGCATTTGAAACAGTGGATGGAGTGCTGTTTATTCTCATTCCATTAAATTGAGGACCATTAAGAAACGCAACCTCGTCTCTTCTATTAGCACGAGAAGCTGTGTATGATCGCGGAATGCCATATGCTTGACATGCTTGTATTGTCGGTAAATGTAATGTTTCAACCATTTAAATTTTTCCCCCGAGTTGACCGCGTGATAACATCTTTGATAATTCGTATGCAGGATCGACAATCGGAGCCTTATTTGCATTAGCTGCTATTGTTCCTGCTAAATTTCCAACAGCCTGATCTATTTTCTTGTTTATCTCAACAAATCCCTGCTTAATAAGCGACGTAGTATCTGCTACTGGAGTTACTCTTGATGCTCTCTCTACACTCTCAGCCTGTGCTTGTATGTCAGTAAACAAAGATTGTATTTCTGTTTGGTTTGGTCCTATGATAGCCAATCTTGATTTAGCAATATCCTCCGGATCAATTTTTAATATCTTAGCAAATAGAGAGTTTTTCTCTTCCTGAGATTCTGGTCTTCCGGTTGCTCTTATTCCAGGCTTGTTCATCTTGCCCAAAAGTGTCTTAAATATATTTCCACCCAGCCAACCCGGAAGATTACTAAGTCCAGACACTATTCCATACACAACATTATATATTGATTCCATAACAGATTCAAGAATAGGCATGAAAGGCTTAAACGAATTCCATAAGAAATCAATAGTGGGCTTTAAGAAGGGAAGATAGTAATCGAAGAACTCAATAAGAGCCTTGGAGAGTTTTGATTCACCGCCACCAGAAAGAGGAATGATGGCTTCTGGTCCAGCTTCACCAACAACTCCCTTTACTGGTTTAGAAACTTCACCGCCTGACGCGAACCAATTAAATGGATTAAGCGCATCTCCGATATTCGATATAACACCGCTTACAGTTTCTTTTAATCCACTCCATAATGTTGTCCAGAATCCCTTAACCCATTCCCACATTGAATCAAACAATTCAGTATAGAACTTCCACGCCACCATGAATACATTCATGAACCACTTTACTAGCGGCTGACGCAAAAACCATTCTGTTAGAAGAGTCCCAATATTCAATAAACGCTGAAATGTACTTAATATGAAATCAACTATTCTTGACATTAACCTATTGATTATTTTCCACGCTCCAGTGAAATCCCCACTGAATATAGCATCGACAAAATCATATATATCAACAAGTATTCCCCATACTGTTTTAATAGTGTCCCACACAAAACCGAGAATTTCTTTAGCTATATTCCAAACAGTAACTAAAAAGTCTACGACATATTCTTTAATATATCCCCAGAATTTTTTAATATACTCACCAAAGTGCTTCCAGACAAGATAAAGAACTATTATTGTAAGAGCAACTATAGCAGCTATTAAAAGAATCATCGGTAAGACAGTAGTGAAAAACGATATTATTAAAGTTCTAACTCCGGTCCATATTGCTGTCATGACTACACGCACCGCCTGAAGAGCAAGAGATAAAAATTCTCTCATTCTTGTAATAAAAGAAAACATGTTTGATATTCTTTTATTCAATCTTGCAATGGGATTGTTTTCCGGGTCTTGCCACTTCTTAACAAAATCATGCATGGAAGAAAATCTTAAGTCTCTTTCACGCGCTCCTTGCTGTTCTTTTACATTATAGTTTTTTAAATCCTTCAGCATGTTGCTATTTAAAGCATTGTTAACCGCTATGTCTTTTGATAAAACTCCAAGTTTAGATGATATAAGACCTATCTTTGTTGACATGTCCACCCATATCTTGTTCATCTTATTCAATATTGCTTCTCTAGCAACATTTATGCTTTTTACTATTGTCGATGATATGAGAGGAATGCTGTGAAGAAATGGAAATATAGAATCAATCTTCTTATCAGTGTCTTCTTCGTCTTTTTCAACCGGCTTAAAGGATCCCTTTGCAGCTACTTCATGAATAATATTTTGTAATTCCGCAATCGTAATTTCCAGACGCTCGGTTATATTTCTTAAAACGTGGGTATCTTTGTCGGATGACTTGTTTATATCATCTCTCATTTTCATTAAAAGATTAAGATTCTCATTTAGCAAATCCAAGTCAGTGGAAAGGAACTCTGTCTTTTCTTCCATCGTATTTGTAATGTTCCTCAACTGAGAAACTATATCTTTTATCTCCTTGACGGAGGTATCTTGTACACCAGTCTGGTGTGCTGACTTTAGTAAATCGCTAATAAATCCTGCGCCAAATGTAGCCATATATTATTTCCCCGGCGTATCGACACTTCCTGATTTGCCTCCGAATACCCCCGCAATAGTCTTACAAATAGCTTCCGTACACTTCTTAGCAAATTCAAAACTGGCTTTTATGAACTCAGCCTTGTTTTCTTGCTCTTTCTCGTACTTCTGCTTGAAGATACTACGATAGTAGTCGAATTCAACGCATGAAAGATCCTCCGCCTCTGATATATTTATAAAAGGAGAGGAAACGACACCCAATTCAGCTATATCATTTAGCACCTGTTGATAGGCGCTATTAAGCTGCATTAGTTGATAAAAAAAACGGCGACATTCGCTTCCTCCTGCTCGTTCTCATAGTCGCACTTGGCGCACTTGAACTTGAAGGGGATTTTAACTCCATGATCAGTCTGCTTGACATATTCGGTTATCCTATCCAAGTCGCGACTTGAAAGATTCTCAAAGAACTCGACCTTCTCAGCAGCGTCCATAGGAACTTCAGCAATCATGTCATCTTGGTTTATTTCGACCTTGTGAATACATCCAGCCAGCATGATAAACTGACGCTCAGAGGTCAGGGTTATCTTCTTGTCGAATATAATCTTTTCAAGTATCTTCTCATCGCAGCGGCGAATAGGTCCAAGAGTAATCTTTATAGCACCACCGGCGGTTTCTATAACGCTGCCTCTTTCTGGCTCCTTATAGTCTACTGTGACTATATTAGCCATATTAAAGTTTATTTCCTTGGCAACATGTTCACATTTTGGACACTGATGTATTATTTTAGTATCGTCGCCTGCTGCCGCACGGCGCATGGCGACGAGAACTTGGTATCTTTCTTGTACGGTCATTTGATTTACGCTCTTATAACCGTCCACCCTTACATACTTTTCAACTATATCATCAAGGTTAGATTGAACAAGTTTCTCATTCTTTGATTCTATAGCCTTAAGAAGATCCTTCTTGTCCTTTACTTTCATTGGTTTAATGAAGGCTTTATGATGAGAATAGCAAAGATCAATAGCAAGTTCATCACCAGCACTAGTAGCATAAATTTTGCGTAAATCATTAATACTTAACGATGGTTTGTCGTCAGACATACAATCTCCTTATATAGTTGTTTTATTATAACAGAAAGCTAACAATTATTAAATATATTAGCCTATTCCCCTGCGGGATATTCTAACCGATGCCAGTCCCTTGACAGGAGGCATCCAACGATATGAATATGGAACACCCAATGCATTATATGGATTGAAACTAGATATATTACCTATAGTAGTTTCTCTGTTCGATGAGTCTGGGGTATTTAAGCTTCCATCTCCATAGGGTTGACTTGACTGTGTTGGGGATGCTCCTATAGCATCAAAAAATCCAAGAGATGCTGGAAGAGTTGCTGAATTATAGCTTAAATCTATTTCTTGCTGTGATATATCGTTTTCTGATGCTGGCACTGATGGCTCAGCATAGATTCGACTTAAGATTTCACTTCCGACTTTAAGATTAACCGCTGATTGCTGATCTGGGTATTTAACTTCCCTATCTATCTGAGAACCTATAACATAATAATCATATGTGAATATAACATTAAATTCTTCGAAAGATGTGGTGCCTTGGTCTACTTGTATTTCCCCGACTTCACTAGGAAAAAGACCTTTAAATTCATATGATGTGACAACCGATCCTGTTCTATCAAGCTGCTTAATAGTAACACCGTCTCTCTTGTAGGACGACGGGGAATAACCGACCTGTCTTGTAGGATCAAAAATAACACTTTGCCAAGTCAATAGTCTGTTTCTTAGCTTGTGATAAACATCTGCCATGAAGGTAACTTGCCACGAATCAAACTTTGCTCTTCCTCCCATATGGAAGGTGGATTTCTGGAATTCAAATGGAACATCTTCAATTGTATATCTTGGAAGATTTGCAGATCTGGCTAGACAAGTTATAGTCTTTGCATCATTGATGTCATTGGTTATTACCGGAATATCAATTTCAAACAAATACGAACGAGCAGCATCGCCAACTATCTGGCGAAACTCTCGTAAATTCGTATTTTGCTTATTTGTAAAAGGCATAGAGTGTTATCTCACCCAACCAAATGCCTTATCCCTGGATTGGATTTAATCCCGATCCGATAAGACCAGATGGCTGGTAGGTGACGAACGATACATCGGCACTTGGGGCTGCTGCGATAGAAGCACCAGGGACGCCAGTATTGTTGACATTGTAGTAATCATATGAGAAGGTGACTGTGAACTTCTCAACATCTGTATTTCCGTGGTCAAGGGCGATTTCGCTTACTTGTGTTGGGAAAGCACCGATAAAACCGTATTCAAGAACAACTGCTCCAATACGATTTAACTGGCGAACGGTCATGTTGTCAGCCTTGTAGAAGGCAGGAGAACCAGAAAGCTGGCGCTGAGCGTCGTAGATGGAAGCCTGCCACTGGAGGAATCTCATGCGAAGTTCCATTGCGTCATCAGCAAGGAACTCGGCAGTCCAGTCACCAAAGGTAGGAACAGTTCCGACCTTGTACTTCATTCCCTGGAAAGGAATTTCAACCTTTTCGATGTTATACTCTGGTAGCTTAGTGGTGCGAGCAAAAGCTGTTAGTTCTGCGTCATTACCGGCTACAGGAGGAACGGAAACCATGAAGAGGTATGCTCTTGAGTGGTCGCCTATAACTCTACGAAAGTTATAAAGATTCTGATTGGCGAATGGTGTTGGGAATGGCATATTTTTCTCCTGTTATCTACCTATTATACTCCTGATGACCTTCCAACTACTTCAGAGAATGCTACGCCAGTACTGACCGCAGTAAAGATGAGCTTTATGAACTCTATTACTCTGGTTGGCTTGACGAGGATTTCAGCAACGAATTCGTTACGGTCGATTACCTCTGCGGTATTGTTGGACTCATCGGCTACGACGAGATAATCTGTTACTCCACGACGAGCCTTGATTTCCGCCAAGAATCCGTTGACTAAGCCACGGAAGCGTGAGCGTGTAATATCATCATTGAACTCGAAGAGGAAGTAGCGAGCAAGCTTGTCGATTGAACGCTCCATGTGGAGGAACAAGCGACGAACATTGATTCTGTCGAAGGCACTTGGCTTAGCCTGGAGTGTCTTCTGACCCCATATAACGATTCCCTGACCAACGAGGTTAGGAATTGGGTTGATGCGGTTGTAGTAAAGAACATCTCTCTGAGCCTTGTTAGGATTGACAGCAACACGGTTGATGCCAGAGATGATACCACGATTCAATCCTGCTGGTGCCCACCATGGGTCGTACTGGAAGTCAACACGAGCGATGACTGCACCAACATAACCTGTGGCTGGAACCCAACGGAACTTCTCATTGTAGAAGTCATAAATCTCGAAGTACTGACCATAGATAGCCGAATATGATGAGTTGATGTTCAATTCGAGGTTTACATAATCCGACATTGAAGAATATGGACGAGCAACCTGCTTAGCGTTGGTGACATTGATCATCTTGGCTACAGGAACATTGAGGATTGTGAAGCAATCCTTACGAACATTCTTGCAGATATCATCAAGCGAACGCTTCAAGACGGTTGGGTAGTCTGGGTCGAGAAGGATATCTATTTCCAACTCTTCCTTGTTGGTGAAGTGGTATCTCCAAGCAGTTTCTATTTCACCTACAAGGTCAAAGAGATTCTGTGTAAGATGTCCAGCACCAGCAAGAGTGCGAAGACCAGTTGATACTATTTCAACTCCTGCTGCACCTTCTTCACTTGCACCTACGAAGAAGTAGATGTACTTACTGTTACCATTGACCAATTCTGGTCCAAACATCTTGTTTCCCTGGTTGTCGCGCTTGTCTGCTATCTTCGAGCAAACATACGATTCCTGAAGGTCGCCATCTGCATAAACGAAGAGAGCGAACTCGTCGTTTTCAACAGTTACCGCCGGTCCAAACTCAAATGCGGTCCACTGATTGAGCAGAGTGTTGTTTACTTCCCATTCACCTTGTGTTGATTCCCACGGTGGAACGATGAGGTCGTCACGAAGGACAGAGTTTGCCAAATAGTCACCGACATCATCGAATATTGGGTTCGATGTTGGTGGTGGTGTTGTTCCTCCCCATACATCATATCCTGGGTCGCCAGAGATGGTTGATGGTGGAACGCCGTAGTAGTACTTGTATATGATTGCTTGGGTTTCAAAGGTGGTTGCAGCCTGTGCAAGCTCAGCCTTGAATCCGACGAGGGTCTGGAAGTCAACTGCGTTAATGACGTTAAACTGGACGCCATCATAGAAGGCACCAGCACCAACTCCCCATACATGGTAGAGTTCATTGTCAACTGCCTCAAGTTCGGTGTTGCCGAATACGGGAGTTACTCCATCATATGCCAATGGCTCTGTGTCAGGAATGTTGTCGTAAGTTACTGGGAAGTTCTTAGCAGCCAATGGAGTTACCCATTCACTGACTTCCGATCCTGACAAACCAACAGTCAATCCAGCGACGAGAGTATCCTCGTTTTCAACACGAACTACATAAAGCTGATTTGATCCTTCGAGAAAGGACTTAGCGGTGTAGAAGTGTGTATAGTTTATATCATCAGGTTCACCGAAGGCATCGACGTAATCCTTTTCAGCGTTTACTAATGTTCTAACATTGAGCGGTCCACGGTTTGCCGCGACTACTAATGCGCCAACAGAAGAAGTAACTGTAGGAATGCGGAGCGATGCATCGCGCTCAATGATATCTACGCCAGGAGAGAGGTTTGCAGATCCGACCATAATATTAGCTCCTTATACGAGTGTCTTCCATAGTATTTATATTGATTTACATATGCGTCTAATACTATTTTCGTCTCCTATGTTATTTATCAACCACGAGCAAGGTCATTTTTGAACCTATCTATATCATCATTTGGATTTGTACTGCCAGAACCTATCATTCTCATGAAGTTTTTCATATTTTCTTCATCGTTTTGTTCACTCTCATTATTCTGGAGAAGGTTGAGATTGGGATTCTGTAATATAAAGTGAAGGTGATCTTCCCAGAACCTTGAACGGAGGGCAAATGATGTCCAATACCCCGAAACAACGGTATCGTCAAAGAACCCCCTGCCTGGACGAGCCTGGAAGATGCCTGTCCTGACCTCTTCGAAGTATGATAGCTCGGTAAGCATCTCAACGGCTCTTATAAGCATCTTTCCAGACTCTACATCCTCCTTGAAGTATGATAAAGCCAGGGGCTTGGTTTTGGCATTGGCATTTACCCCATAGTCCCCCTTATCAACATCAAACCATACATTATCATATCCGTCTTCAAAGTAAAGGTTTTGGACAACAACGGCACCTAAATTATTATTCTCAATAACTGCCATGGCTTTATTGTATTGAGTAGCTATCTGTTTGATCTTGTCCTTGAAGTCGAATATAGACACATCGTTACGACGATACATGGCGACCTGTTCTATTCTGCCGTTTATATGCCATTGGGTGACATCCCATACATTGGCTACATGATAGTCGTTGTTAGATCCTTTAGCAACGTCACATGTCACCATATAAATCTTCTGGGGGACTGGCTTCTGCCACATGTAGTAACCTTCTTCGGGATAGAAGTTAGCATCCATTGGCTTCAATGAGGCGAGCTTATCACCATCTATAAGCGTATATGTCGAACCCGTGAAGGAGCAATTATGCTCCTGCTGGAACTTAATCTTACCAAGAGACTGAAGCTGGTCTTCCTTCCATTTTTCGTCTCTGTCTGGGTGGGCGTCCCACTTTACCTTCATTGCCTTCCACTGCTTCTGTTGGGTGGTTGTGGCGTTGTTCCAGAGTTGGTAGAACTTGCCAGCGGTTCCGTTTGGAGTTGAAACGACTACGACCGATCCACCAGTTGAAATGGTGGGGAAGTTGGATACCCAAAACTCTTCGGCTATTTCCTGGGGAACGAACGAGAACTCGTCAAGGAACATCAAGGATATGGATTCACCACGAATAGCGTTCTTAGATGTAGCGCGAGCGAATATGCGGCTGTCATTCTCGAACCCCAACTCAAGCTGGTCGTACTTGGTGACGCCGGGCTTGAGCCATGCTGGCAACATTGCATAGCCCTTCTTTATATCACCGACAAGCGAAACGGCGGTTGACTGCATGTTGGCGAGAATAGCTACTGTCTTGGTTGGATTGAACAATGTGTACCAAAGCAAATAGATGCAGGCGCAGGTTGACTTACCAAGCTGACGTCCACAGCAGAATATAGAGAAACGATTCTCCGACATTGCCTTAATCATTTCCTTCTGGTAAGGAAATAACTTTATAACCATTTCTCCCTTGACAGGGTGGATGATGGTGTAATACTTTTCAGCGAAGTATATGATGTCAGCGGCACACCTTGCCAACTCTCTGACCATTTCGGGGGTGAACTGAATATCTCTATTTGGTCTTACGATTTGCTTGTCATCATATGCTATAGGCATTACTGCTCCTTCTTATATACTGTCCCCGGAGCTTTCTCTTCTAGTGATTCACGCTCAACAACAGCATCTACTTCCTTCATGTTTTCAAACTTCTGGTCCTGTATTGCCTTTAAAACATCTGTCATTTTACCAACCACCATGATGTTTCCAGATGGTCCTGCCACAGCAGCAGAAGCTTTCTTTATGTCTATTTTCTCACGCTCATATCCAAGTTTTGTTTTATCATTATCATATTCTTTTATTTCTTTTAATGCGCCTGTAATCGCATTCATCAATGCACTCATACATTCGGCGGTTCTACCAGATGGATCATACTTAAGTTCTTCAGTAAGAATATGTATAACCTCAACACCAACTTCAGCGATATTACGAAGATTATCTTTTATGAATATCTCGTCCGTTAGGTCTTTTTTCTTTTCAATCTCTGCTCTGACTAAAGCGATTTTTTCTTTACGCTCTTCAGTTCTTCTGCGAAGCTCTTCGTCTTTTTCGGAATTTTCAGATTTGGAAGATCCGGTTGTCGAATCAAAACACTTCATCTTGTCTGCTATATCAAGAGCAGCGTCGATTTTACTTACTATGTCTTTTTCTTTAGTCATATGTATATTATATCCAATAGCATGTAATTATAATGATTGTTTTTTACAAATTAGTTCATATTGCTCTAGTTCGTCTATGTATTGACTACAGCTTTCTGTTAGCTCACAATTCAATACATTTAATCTATCTAATAACTCTTGTTTTGTTGAAAATGTTTCTAGATTTGGCTGCCCTGTGATAACTTCATGTGTTTCGGGAATACATCCACAGTGAAAAGTGTCTGTTTCGTTATGAGCTAAATAATAATAAAATTTATCTGCTTTGATTTCCTGCATATAACTTCCTTATGCTGGACCGCCGTCTGTTATGTCCCACAACTTCACCGAAGTAAGATTATTTCTTGATGCTGCTGATCCGACATTATACAAAGAGTTTCCTCCGTGGAATGTGACACCAGTGTTATTATTAACAGAATCCAAAGAAATAAGAAGATTACTATACGATGTAGTGGAGAGCGTTACACCATTAAACATATTAGCCCCATTTGTCATTGATGGTAAGCTTATGACGGGGAATGTTACGAGTGATGTTGCTCCATTAAACATAGCCATCAGATTTTGTGCCATTGATAGATTTAATGATGCTCCCACTGTTGTCAGCGAAGTGCAACCACTAAATGCATTTTGTAAATTGGTTATTTGATTCCAGTTGTAGGAATTAAGTGTTACAAGACTTGTGCAATCCCTGAATGCGCTTTCTGCGTTGCTGACCATAGAGAATTTTGCTGTCGAGAAATCTGTAGCTGTAATATTTAAATTACTGCACCCATAGAAAGAAGAATTCAATGACATCCATTCATTAATTCCCCATTGGGTTATTCCTGTTATCTTTAATCTATCGCCGCTGTTATTAAAGTATATTGTTGGGAAACCACCAACTTCCATTTCTGTTATGGTTATTGTATATGTTCCCGGAGTGGTGTATGTATGAGATATGTTTGGGAATCCAGTTGTGGTATTAGTTATAAATTCTCCGGTGTTATCGCCCCACAGAATAGAGAAGTTATAGGTGCTTAATGGATCTAGCGGTAAAATAAACTGGTCACTTGGTGATCCAGCGTTGTTTGTGTTAATGGTTATTCTAAATCCACTTTCAAGTCCGCCGTCAGCAATTGACCAACCTCTAGATGCTAGTTTACTTCTAGCTATTGATGCTGGTCCAGCGGTATACTTGACAGGAGTTTGACTTATTGATCCTTTATTTAATGGATTTACTGCTTCTAACCTTATAAGGAAGTTATCATACTCTGGTCTTGAGATTCCGGATTGCCTAAATAAATTTCCAAAATTTATTGAAGATGATGTAGTTGGCATTATATAATCTGGATGATCTACCAATGCCGAGCATCCCCAGAATGACCCGTTTCCAGTTGTTAGCTTTGAAAGATTTAGCGGTGCCATTTTTGTTAAACGGAAGCATCCATTCCATGCTCTGTTGAAATTAGTAACGTTTTCAGTGTTTACTAGTGGAAACTCAGTAAGAGATTCACAATCCCACCATGCGTTATCGACTCTAGTGGCGTTTGATAGATCCAGGGAGGGGAACGACTTTAAATATATACAACTTTGCCACGCGGCAGTATAAGTTGTTGCTGGTCCCAAGTTGATAAGCGGGAAGCTTTCAATATACATTCCACCCCAAGCACCTTGGAAACTTTCAGAATTACTGAAATCAAATGTATTTGGGAACTCTGTAACTGCACGGCAGCCGTTCCAAGCATATGAGAATTGTCTTCCCTTTGAGAAGTCAAGAGTTTTTGGTATTTCTTTTAATTCTCTGCATCCATTCCAACAACTGGTGAATATTTCCCCAGAACCCATTCTTAAGTTTCCTGGGAAATGCGTCATAGACCGACAGAAAGCAAATGCTCTGTCCCAATCTGTTACATTTTCAGTTCTTGCCGTTCCTGAATCCGGCGCAATGATTTTCATATTCGCACACCCTGCAAAGGCACCGTACATTGTTTTCCATATTCCTGTTCCCCATTGCTGTAAGAACAAAACTTTCCTAGCATCAGTAACAATAGGTCCACTTTGCACACTTAAATCATTAAATCTTAAGGTTGGGAAACCTTCTTCGCCGTTTGGAGTAATTGATATAATATAAACGCCCGGAACAGAATATGTATGAGTAACTCTTGCTCTAGACGATGTTGGTGATTCTCTAACGAAATTATCTGTGAAATTCGTTACTGTCTCTTCGGTTTCGTCTCCCCAATTTATATTGAAGTTATAAAGATAATCTGGATTACCACTTACATCAGTTGTCCCATCAAGAGTGAGGATAAACTGATTTGTTTGTGATATTGCTTCGGTTATTTCAGTGTCGATAATCAACTTAAATGGTATTTTTTCTGGGTCAACCGCGCATTGCTGTCCGCGTGTCAAATCATCATTTGGTATATTGTAAAGATATCCTGGTGGATTTGGATATACAATTTCATTTGGATTAACAATCGTACTTGGGGTTGGTGGTACTTTGTTTTGTGGGTCTAAGTCATTGTGATGTTCCCAACCCATATAATCAGATTCAATATCGTCAAACGAAACAACACATCCCCAAATCTTTGGATCCATGTCGAGGAAGCTATTACATCCAGTGACCGATTCCAATAGGAATGTATTTACGGTTTCGCCCTCTACGGTTGGTTCAGATGCTCCGTTTTTAGTAGAGTCAATACCCATACGAGTAGTAACTCTCTTAATCATCTTAGATATTGGTAGCTGTGGAGTATAGAAGTTACACTCCATTCTGAACTGCAAATTACACTGTAAAATTCTTCTTTCTGGTTCTGAAATGTCGGTAACAAAATTAGGAGAGGTTGATTCGAGGGTTACTTTGACTTTTCTTTCGGATCCTATACCGCGCTCATAGAGAGAAACATGCGCTTCTGGATTGAAGAACGGTAGAATGTTTTCAAGTATCTGAGCCATATCTGTCATATACTTGGTCCATACAGTAAGCTCAAATGTTAAATCGTAAGGAACAGTTTGAACATCACGAATGGCAGCTTCCTCTTGCTCGCCAGTTTCGGGGTCTTCCATATATTCAACTAATATACGACGTTTTTCGTATTTTCCCCTCTGTCTCTCTTGGTTTCTGGATATTCCGTTCCAAATAAGCGACATTCTTGGGAGGAAGTTTGGTGGAGTTGAGTCTGGTGAACTTGGATCTGCCTGAAGTTCTGCTATTACCTTTTCTTTTGGCGCAAGGGTCAATGGAACTGGCTTCCATCCAATAGCTTTTCCGTCCTTATCATAGTTGATGATGGACATCTCATTGAACACATCAGAAAGAGCGACTACGTGTTGATATATTACATTACTGAAGAAAGTAATTATACATAAAGTATTTACCCGCCTTTCGTAACAGAATTTAAAGTATCCACGATCCTCTGCCAAGACCATGAATATGGTATCTCTACCAAGTTAATATTATTCACTACGCAGTATTTTTTCAAATTTTCATCCCTTTCTCTTTGTTTAATAAAACGGTCCTCACCACCAAAATAGTCTATGGAACAATAATGTTGCTTTCCGTTATATTCTAATATGCAATTTTTATCTGGTATAAAAAAGTCAACTATGTATTTTCTATTAGTGTCTACAAATGTTTTATGATAATCGTGCGGAATATTGGATTGTCTGAAATACTGAAGGATATCTCTTTCCCTTTTGTATGTCTTCAAATTGGGGTTGCCATATCCCCTAAAAATGTTATTAGGAAGAGCCTTCCACACTTCCCCCGTTTCTAAACATTGCCATTCAATTGGTGTATCTTTGTTAACATAACATCCGATTCTCTTTATTTTTCTATACTTTAATCTCTCGTCAATCATAGCATCAGTAATTCTCTTGCGATTGTGAACTCCATTTTTCTTCTTATAATAAAACAAAACGGCTGCTGGGGTGTCCTTCCATTCATATCCACTAGAGTCTCTCCATAGAATAGGAACATTGGCTGTCACATAGTTACCTATTCTTTCAAAACCAGTACCTTCAAGTCTTTTATCAATAATCTCGTTTGAAAGTCTTCTATTAAGATTATTGCATATTGGGCAAGGACTATTACCCTTTTTAACTCTGCTCAATACATTAATTAAAATGGCGTTACTTTCGGTTTGGCACTTATTACAATAGATGACAAAAGGAGTATAATTATTAACATATACACCTTTCTTCGTGACATTGTGAGAATGCAACAAGTCATTAATATAATCATCACTGTATTTTTTATTGGATGTCATGTGTTGTATTTATAGTAAAGTTATTTATTACCAGTTGCCCCAGTCAAAATTTTTCTTATCCTTGCCGCTCACACTTACGATGCCCTTACCGGCAGGCATTGTTGGCTGCCCGTTCTCATCGACGCCATCAGCCTTTTCTTGAATATGCTCATTGTCACCATGGTAAGCGCCTTTCTTGTTGGCAGCAGTAAGCCCAGGAACCTTATACTTCTCACGGATATTTCCATTCTCGTCAAACAAATCGGCAGGTGCGCCAGGAAGTATATTTCCTTCAGAGTCAATGTACCCATATCGTTCACCATCACCAATCTCTGCTGGTGATATCTCTCTTTCACGACAAGTCAAAGCATATGCCGTTCTTCTTCCGAATACATTTCCCCGAACTCCGAGAGTAGATTCGGTAACATGAGTGACTTCAAATACTTGAGTAGTTAAACCATTGGCAAATGTGAATTGATCAGCTATAAGTGGCTTTCTTTTAAGTTGTTCAATAGCGGTTGAATAATGAAGATACATTGTAAACTCCACTTTATTCATCATACCAAACTGGTTGAACAATACATTTTCCTGAACTTGCCCACCATCAATCAATCCAGTAAGCATTACTTTTCTTACAAATTGTTTTCCTGGGTCTTCGTTAAAAATTCTATCTCTTTCAGGATCAGCATCAACAGGATAATATTCGAGAGGAATACCATATATTGCAAACATCTCTGATGCCATATCATCATAGAAATCCAGTTCTTTTCCATTATCTTGGTTGCCATTGTATTGGCTCCAAAAATCTTTTGATGACATCGGATCGGGGTTAGCTGGCATATGTTATTCCAAATTAGGCAAACCAGAAACTTTGTGGTGGATATCCATAGTCTCCATCCTTGATGGATTGTTCTAGTTTTTCTTTTTCTTCCTTTCCTTCTCTTATATAGAATTCCCCATTTACCGTTGCGCCGCCAGTAAATGTGATTCCGGTATACTTACTGACGTTATATCCTATTTGTATCTTACATAGAGCGGCAGCATATCTACGAATCCAAATGTTTTCATAGAGGTCGCTATCTTGAACTCTCATCCACACTGGCAATACAATATGACCGGGGGCGCGAGGGGCTGGAGAGAATCTTACCTTCTTACTTTCTTCCATGAACTGAACAGCAAGCTTGATGGTATATCTCTGCTGTATCATCTCAAGATATTGCATACCAAGCTCATATCCTATAATGTCTGCTCCGCCACCAGCGCCACGAGTTCCCTCTCCACCACGACTTCCAAAGGAGTTAAATTGACCAAACGATCCTGGCGTCCACAGAGCGGTTCCAACAGAACCAAATCCAGCCCCCTGAAGCCCACCAATACCCGTTGACATAATGCCAAGATTTGTTAATGCGAATCCTCTCTCTAGCATTGGCTCGGTTGCGTAGTCTGCGGATTCTGTTCCACATCTTGTTGCCAACGCATTTCCAACAGCGACAACATCACGCGGTAATTGGTATTCTTGTTTATAAACTAATACGGGCTGAGCAGAAATATCAGTCGATAGGCACATACCACCATCGTCATCTGGATGGTCTATTGTCTCATATCCAGATAAACGAACAGCGGCTTCGGCAGTTATTACAATATACTGTTCTTCATGTCCGGTTCCACCAGCGTGAAATGTATAATAGTCAAGAGCCTCGTCAATACAATTATCAAGTTGTGTCGGCGCAATCGGTGGTTTGACGGCAGGCGCTCCGAGATGCTTGTATACCCAATCCAATAACGATGCTCTGTTTCTTACTTTCATGTGATTCCTTTATAAACTCTTTACAATTCCAGATAAAAACTTATATAGCTGATTTCTGTCGTCCGCAACATGCGAATAGTCTATTCCAGCTTCGTTCATTATTGCCTTTATTTCTTTCTTGGTCATGACCATCCAGGCACGATTATCTTTCTTCTTAAGCTCCATTAGAACGTCAACCGATATTCCGTTTTTTGGTGACTCTACTTCGGGGGTGACTTCGGGGGTGACTTCGGGGGTGACTTGAGGGGTCGGCTCAGTTTGTTTATCTCCCTCTATAACTGAATCAATAACCCCATCAACAACATCATCTGGAACACTATTATTTACTAAGTCATTCCATTCTTTCAATGGATCGCATGGGGTTGTATTTTTTTGCGTGTCAAATTCCACAAAACCTTCAAATCTTATGCCAGGAAGACTTCCCACCATCTCAACTGTCGATATAAATGTTCCATTGGGTGGTATCTTAGTGGGGACGCCATCAATGCGAAGTGTTATAGGAGTAGAAGCTACTCTTCTAAATCGTGCCTTTTTACCCATAGATACCTCTATTTATATATTCTATTTTTTATCTGGATCAAGGTTCGTGTGGATGCTCTTGTGAAGAGCAACCACATCTTCGCCCGCCTTTTCCTTAAGTAGCTTGCCTCTTTCGTTTGTCTCCTTAAGGTTCTCAGCTACTTTTCTAATCTTCTCTTCTTTCTTTGACATGTCTGGTAGTATTCCGGCGTTCAAATCGCTAAGTTCTCTCTTGACAGTTTCCCATTCCCTTTCTAGATCTTCACGGCGAAGGCGTATACCACCCAAAACACGTAGATCAGCATTTGGTCCTGTCATCTGTTCAAGTTGCATGGTAGCCAAAACAATACCCTTTTCTATTTCTTCAAGTTCCGCTTGACGAGTTTCTATAAGGTATCGTAATGCTCTATCTTTTTCTTGTCTTGTCATATAATCTCCTATGATTATTATAACATAAAAAAAGTAAACCCCAGGAGAATGTCTCCTGGGGTTACTTGATTAGCTATCACGATCCGTCAGTATTAGGATACTGAACCAGAGAGAGCGGAGTCGCCCAATCCACGGATGTCGATGTAACGGTAGTAGTTCTCAGCACCGAAGAGGTTGTTGCAAAGACCATATCTGGTCAATACACCGATTCTTGGGTTGAAGGAATCCTGACCGACCGCTTCGAGGAACTGGATCGGAACATATGGGAGGTAAACGATACCAGCGTCGGCATCATCTCTTCCCTTGTATCCGACAACAGCGTAGTCGCGGGTTGCGAACATATCGCGGTATACGGTGAAGCGTCCGATGGTTCCAACCTTAGCGACACCACTGACCTCGGTTGCGAGGTTGGTAGCGACACTGGAGATTGCGAACTGTTCGAGAGCTTCTATTGCAGCAACTACAGTTGGCGAAGCCAAGATGAAGTTACCAGCGCCACGACGGGTAGCAACTGCGATTTCGTTCGAAGCCTTCAAGCATACGGTGTAGAGAGTGCGGAACTTCTCCTGCTCCCAACGACCGTCAGCGCCACCGAAGTTGGTTGAAGTGTAGTCCCATACGAGAACTCCACCAACCTGTGCGAGAGCGATGATGTTTGCCTTAACTTCTGCGTCAATTTCAGCGGCAACCTCATAAGCAAGAAGGTCTGACAACTGTGCAGCAATGTCAACATTGTGCATGTTCTTCAAATCCTGCTGTGCTTCATGCGACCAACGAGCAGCGAGCTTGCGGGTCTTTGCTTCTACAGTCTGCTTCTCAACGGACAAGCCCATGTAACGGATACGATCCATTTCAGCGGTGCCGCACCAGTGAGTTTCGCCAAGTCCTTCAGCGTCAGCGGTGTTGTAGCCGCCGCGTGGGGACAATCCAGCGTCAACATCTCCGCCCTTGACACGACCATTGTCAACTACGGTGCCGAAGGCACTGAGGAAGTCAGCGGAGGTTGGGGTTGAGGTTGCTGTGGTTGGGAATCCGCCCGAGTAGAGAGCTTCCACAGTGTTGAATCCAGCTTCCATGCCTGGGAATCCAGACTTGGAGTTGAAGTCACTCTGGTAGCGGTAACGGAGAGCGTATGCCAAGCCAACTGGGGTGAACATAGGCTGAACACCTACGAGTTCGTTGCTGACGAGTTCAGGGAATACACGAGCTACGAGAGGCATAGCAATTGCCTGGAATCGTGCGATACCAGACTGTGTTGCGGTGCCGCCGCAAGTAGCAGGAACGGAGACAGTTGCTCCGCCAGCCGAGCTTGCAGTTTCTTTAAGTGCGTCCTTGAAGTAACGGTTTTCTTGTTCGAGAAGCTGAGCAGTGAGTTCAGCCTTACGGTCGTCACGGATGTGCTCGACCATTGGCTTCCACTTCTTCATGAGTGCGTCTCTTACGTTGTCTTGTAATGCCATAAATTTGTTTCCTTTGTGTGTTATGGTTGTTTAATGTGTGAATGTTAGATTCTACGATTCATACGATCAAGGTTCTTTTTCCAAGTTCCCATCTGATCGTTGCCACCAGTTGCAGCGGAGGAAACTGCTTCCTCAATAACTTGAATCTGCTTCTGAGCGGCTTCGGTTACGACCTGTTTCTGCTGTGGGCGAGCTTTTGACTCATTTATAACAGGAGTGGTTGGCTTGACGCTTTCCTTGATTATGAAATCCTTGACAGCATCAAACTTACGCTCTACATCAGCAGCAGTGGCACTCTCAAGTAACTTGTGAGCGCGTTGCTTCTGTGCTTGGGTCATACCCTCGGTCAATTTGGTTATCTTGACCTCTTTTTCGAGTTCTCTAACCTTGGCAGTCAAAGTGACTGCTTCTTTCACTTTTGCATTAAAGTTTTCAGCGAGTGATTCGTTCTCCTTCTTGGCTTCTTTCAAAGCCTCGTAGCCAGTCGAATCAAGCTTTATGTAGTTCTTGGAGAATGTTTCTACCATTCCCTGGACAAGACCTTCATAGGCTTTTGCCTTAACAGCGGCTTCCATAACTTCCGATGGAATTGCTTCGGTAAGCTGCGACTCAAGATACTTGTCGAGCTTCTCTAGCAAATCTTCACGGTATGCTTTAACGTCCTTAGCAAGAGCCGCCTCTTGCTGCTTTCTGAAATTTGAGGCTTCTTCAGCCATGACTGATTCGAGACTCTCACGGTACTTATCCATTCCCGTCTTGTACTCGTCAGCAACCTGCTCTACCATCTGCTCAACTTGAGCGCGATATTCAGTAGCAGTCTGTTCAACTACCTTGAGTGTCTCACTCTTGTAGTTCTCAAGCTCTTCGAAGAGGATGTCTTCCTTCTTCTTGAATGCTTCAGCGAGTTCACCAGCAAAAGCTTCGGCTTCCGCTTGGAATGCCTTCTCTTGCTCTGCGATCTTCTGCTTAAGTTCTGTGACCTCTTTGGTAACAGCTTCGAGCTTTGTTGAAGCGTCGAGTGTTGCTGCTGCTGCGCGGTCGTTTACGAGCGTATCAAGATATGATCCGATCTGGGTTGCAGCTTCTTCAGAGAGTGATTCTCCGAGTGCCTTCTGTAGATGTTCCATTATCGCTGTTTTGCTCATAAGCAATATCTCCTAATGCTAATAGTATTTATAACGATTTATATGTCCGCAAGAAACTTTTTTACACATTCAACGACATAAGCATCTTTTTCATGCTTGGGAAGAGTCTCAAGCGATTCTTTTAGTTTACTAAAAGCCGACTCTGATCGCCTTAATGACCTTGCCGTGTAGCTTCCGCCGACTTTTATATACTCCACAGATTCCATGATTCCATCCACAAAACCATCTGGTGCTGATGGGTCGGCAACTATATCAACTGCAATAAGTTCATATTCATTAACGAGAGCCGAGTTATCTGCGCCCACTGCTTCTTTTACATTTCCAAGACCACGAGATGAAACTCCAAGTTGTCCACCAGCAAGAAGAATAGACTTTGCTACTCTTCCATACTCAGTGTCAATAAGTCTTGCCTTTCCATATACATCGTTTCCTGCCCATTTTAGTTCGGTGATAAGGTGGGAGGATCTGTGAAGATTTATTTCGATTCCTTCTGGGTGTCCAAGTTCTCCAAATGTACGGAGTCTCTTAGGATTCTGCATGCGATCAGCCATATAAGCTTCAACGCACTTCTCCATGAGTTGCTTTGGATATATGCGACCATTACGGTTCTTCTTTTCAGTCTGAATGAAGATACCTTCTATGTAATGTTGCTTTTGACCTTCGGCGTCAACAGCCTCAACAATCTTTTCGATTCCATCAAAGTTTGGAGCGGCTGCTTCAGTAATAAGCTTATACATATGAACCTCTTATAGATATATTTATACAATATATCCGTTATTTCTTGGTTGTATCTTTCTGTTGCTTATTCATCTGCTGAAGGAACGCCTTTCCACGCTTGTTTATCATGGATTGCAGCTTTGCATCGACAATCTTAGGGAATAACTCTTTTGCCTTCACATAGTTATCACTTTGTAAAGCATCCAAGTATTCATTGGTTGTTTCGTTGAATTTATCTCTATTCATAATAATCTCCTTAGCTTCTTGTACATCAACACTGTCTACGAGTTTCTGGAAATACGCCTTTACACCCTTCCAGAACTTGGGGTGTGATTTATCTTTTTCTTCTGCTGTCTTTCCGTAATTTTCTTGGCGAGAAACGGCTTCTTTCCAGAAAGATTCCAACGCACCAAGATCAATCTTCTTTTCATAGTGGAGCTTCATGATAAGCTCGTTGGATTCATTTATAGATTCCTTCTTGTAGTTTATCTGAACAGCAGCAAGCTGCTTTTTAGCATCTTCCTCGCTGCCATGCGTCCCAAGCACCCTACCAGTATGCTTGTTGACTACTTTCCATTTCTCTCCAGATTTTTCTATTCCAAATGGCATATATTAGTTTCCTTTATAAAGCTGGTTCATCGCCACCGGCATCATCTCCACCATCGCCGCCAGCATCATCGGCTGAAGGTTCGTCGCCGCCCATATCCCCACCACCCAAGTCTCCACCCATGCTACCCAATCCTCCACCACCAGCGCCTCCACCTTCGCCCTCTTCTTCATCTCCGCCCATATTTTCGGCAGCAAGAAGCTCCTGATTCTTCTTCCATTCCTCTTCGGTGATTTCGAGGAACTTCTCTGTGACCCACTTGCGCGAGAAGAGAGGCTTCTCAGTGTCGATAAGATCCTTGAAGTTGCTGAAGTTCTGGAAGCGTAGCTCAAGAACCTTGGCTTCTAGGAACTTCTCGAAGAGGTTGTTGGCAAACATATGAATCTTGATGTCTTGTTCGGTTATGCCGTATTCTTCAGCAATACCCTTTAGACGCAAATGTGTAAGGAATATATTCTTGAATACCTCTGAGAATCTTTCCGTATAACGCTTGACCTCTTTCACAAACTTGACTTCTTCACGGGTAATATCCTGTGTATCACCAATGGAGAATTTATTATCCTCTCCGAAACGACTCTTAGGTATCTTAAGTCCCTGATACATCTTGTTACGGAAGTATTCAACGTCTGCTATTTCGCCAAGCCCCTGACCACCGGGAAGAGTAGTGACATCCGAAGATCTTCCGCTCTGGAATACAGGAAACCAGAAGTCTTCGGTCATTGCCATCATATCAAGACCTTCTGAAACATCACCAGAGCTAGGATCGAAGAACTTGCGCTGACGATACTTCTTTATCATCTCCTGCATGAACTGATCGGCTCTTCCCTTTGGAAGATTTCCAACATCTATCTTAAATACACGACGTTCTGGCGCACGGACGATACGATAGATAACAAGAGCATCTTCAAGAAGCTTAAGTCTCTTATAAGTTGTCTTTGTTTCTTCAAGGAAAGAAAGACATAGCTTCATGTCCTCTTCTTTAGACCAGTCGTATTTTCCAGAGTTAGCATAGGCGATCTGCTCACGAGGCAATGATAGCAACTGCGAATCGTCTGATTGATACGAATAGAATAGAATCTCATCGGATTCAATATCTTTCCAGATTGGATAGCAGCGAGTAGTCATCAAACGCTTGACCTTGACGATACCCTTTGTTTCGTCGTTGTTATCAATGATCTTCTCAAAGAAGATTTCACCGTCGATCATGAACTCACGGAACCACTGAGCTACATGTTTATCTGCGTTGAGAACATCGTAAAGAAGATGATTAAATTCAGCTATAAGAGTCTTACGCTGATTGTCGTTTTCACGTATAGCATCGTTTCTTATTCGCAACTCTGCGAAGTTTCCATCTGAATTCTCATTGATAGCTTCATCAACATATTCATCAACAGCAAAAGCTATTTCTGGATATTTTGACATCTCACGATATATCAATACACGAGTTCTTTTATCTCTTTCTACTGAGTAAATGTACTTGGAAAATACATTGACGAACATTGAATAGTCACCAGCCGCCTGTCCAACATCACGAAGATCGGTAACTGGTGCCTTGGATATAGCGTCTTCACGTGTCTCGTTCTTGTCTGAGTCCAAAGCATTAAAAATCGTATTACGAGTTTTAACCAATAGCTCCTTTTCGCGTGCTGACATATCAGACGGCATCTGTGGAGTAGCTCTATTTCCAAACGCAAAAAAGTTTCTAATCGGCATATGTATAATCCTATTTTCTATTTATATGAATGGCTATTTGACATTTCCAGGGAGTGTTCTGACCGTTGAGTTACATTCTATTTCGGCTACATCTGGTGGCATGACAATAACTTGGCGCATAAGAAGTGGTTTGTATGATTTAAAATACCTTGTCAGTAACTTTCCCACCGATCCCCACCCTGATCCAAAATTGTCATACTGAAATGATATTGGGCTATTGTATGGGACTTCTTTAAATGTTCTCTTTCTCCAAATCTTGACTCCATTATCATCTTCTAAGTAATAATAATATTTTCTTAGAAGTCTGAGTGTTTCTGTAAGTCCTGCTGTTTGTTTTTCCAGCTTGAATCTTTTCAAGTCAACCCCCATGATGCATCTTGACGAAGTATCATACCCACCAAAAACAATAAGAGGATTAAGAACTACTCTGTCATTAGGTTTGACTTCGGCATTTTTGTTTTTTATTTCCCCGTCTAACACTTCTCTCCCAATGTACTGAAAAGATAGAATATCACCAAGGTCTATATTTTTACCTTTATCAAGATCCGGTCCAGTTGGTTTATCTCCTTCTGGTTTTCTGTCAATTAAATCACGAACTCCACCAGGGAATGTCTCTTTTTTTATGAATGGAATTTGTTTACGCATATTCTTATTTATTATATCGTTAGAATATTTTCATTCATAACTCTTTTTTCATATAAATATCAATAGGAGAAAATGTTAATGAAATGTAAATGCTGTCAAAAGGATTTTATGTCTTTTAGAAAACTCTCAAAACATGTTAGAGATAAGCATTATAAATTTATTAAGGAATATTACGACAAACATATAAAAACAGAATCAGATGGTAAGTGTCAAATATGCGGTAGGGATACTAAATTTTTAAATATTTCTAAGGGGTATCGTGACACATGTGGATATAAATGTAGTTGTATTTTAAAAAGAAGAATATTAAAACAGAAGCCAGAAAAATATGCGTCTTTCTGTGAGAAAATGAGAGCAAAGATGTTTAACTTTTGGAATGAATTAAATAATGACGAAGAAAAGTTAAAAGAATGGCGTAATAAGCGTTATGAAAATTATCTAGTGTTCCTAAATTCTCTCACAAAAGAAGAACGAGTTAAACGATTTGGATATTTGAATTCGCTTGAAGGCGAAGAAAGAAAGAAGTTTATATTAAAAATTGTTTCTTACTTAACAAGTTTCTATAACACAGCTTCAAAAGAAGAAATTAAAAATGTAAATAAAAGAAGAATTGATACAAAGATAAAAAGAGGAATATGTTCCTCGTATGAAGACAGAGACGAATATGATGTATATGAATCTAAAGCTAGAAGTATGTCTCTATCATCATATAAGAAATACATTAATATAATAAATCCAAATGGCTATAGAAGAGGAAATATAGAATACCATATAGATCATAAAATTAGTATTTTATATGGTTTTTTAAATAACGTACCGCTTGATATAATATCCCATCCAGCAAATCTATGTATGAAAACTTATAAAGAGAATCTAAGAAAACATCATCATTGCGATATAACTATTGATGAACTTTATGAAAATATAAGGAAATTTAATGAAGAAATCTTATCCCCAAATTAGAGTTTTTTCTCCTAAAAATGTGACTAAATATGTGGGAACAAGCCTACCAATAGCACGCTCAAATTTAGAAAGAAAACTCATGTTGGCGCTTGATACTTCTATGCACGTTCTTCAATGGACATCTGAACAACCTCTTATACCATATGTACACCCGATTAGAACTTTACAAGAAGGTAAACAGATTGTATGGAATTACCATCCAGATTTTCTGATAAAATATACGAACGGAGAAAAAACATGGGTAGAAATGGTTGAAATTAAACCAGCTAAACAAACAAAAAAACCCCTACCATGGGGCAAGGGAAGATCAAAAAAACTAGCCGAATACGAGGCAGAGACTTATGCTGTAAATATAGCCAAATGGGAAAAGGCTATAGCGTTATGTGAGGAAAATGGGTGGACATTTCGCATTGTAACTGAGCAAACAATAGACACTTATATCAGGTCAATCCTGTAATAACGCCCCTAATACGTGAGATGTCCTCTGTCATTTCACGCAAACCATTAGTAATAAAATACTTAAAAAGTCCCTTACCATCACTTACTTTATAGTTGGTAATGGCTTCTTCTATTAACTTCGTAAGCGTTGGTGGAATCTGTGTCATGTCTATTAACTTACGATTCTTATAATATGCTTCAGCGAGTGGGTCTTTCGGCTTTCCGACTTCTTTGATATCTTTTTGAGCCTGTTCTAGAAGTTTATCAAGTTCTCCTGCTAAGATATACTTTTCAGCGGTCTTCTCACCGAAACGAGGTCTAATGGGTAATATATTATCAGACTTATCACCCATGCAAATCTTTTGCTGTAATGCAAATATAGGATTGTCACATGTTATATACTTACGATCTATGGGATTGTAAATTTTAGTGTTTGGATAATAAAGCAATTGAACATAATCTCCATCACGAGTAACGATGATATTTTCGTCATGGGGCGAAGAGTTTTTTACTATATAATGTATGATGTCGTCTGCTTCTATGGTATTAACCCGTATCACCCAAAATGGAAAGTTTTCTCTCATTTCTTTCTGCATATCATCCAGTACTTTATAGAAAGCTTCCCAATTTATATCACCGCCACTATCAACTGATTGTTTCTCTCTGACTTCCTTGCGGTTAGCTTTATATGATGCCGAAAACTCCTTACGCCACGATGATCCACCGTCATAGCATACCCACACTCTATCGGGTTTAAACTGACTTATACTTGCTAATATACTTCTGTAAAGTATATGCTTAAGTAGATCGTAACCACCGTGATTAAGTTGTTCTTTTGTAGTGAAGAGAGATGCATGTGCAATTAACGAGAAATCAATGAGAAGGTGCTTCATTGGTTTATTTTACATCGTTTATATAAAAAGTCAAACCCAAGCTTTTGACTTGGGTTTGTTCTTATCTTGTATTAATTTGACAACTTATGACTTCTTGTTGAGTCCGTCATTGCCCTTGTTGAGCTTGTCATCAAGAGGAAGACCAAATGCGCTACGAACCTTGGAACGGAACTTGGTTAGATCACCATATTCTCCAACTTCCTTAGCACCAGCGGAAGAACCGGAATCACGACCAACTGGTTGTGCCTTTTCTACAGCTTCCTTAGATCCAATGTTCTTATCTCCCTTGCCTGTCTCCTTAACACCAGCCGAAGCGCCAGCTTCACGAGCAACCGGCTTAACAGTAGCCTTTGCGCCCTTCATCTCTGGATTTTCTGGTTTGAATTCCTTTGGAGCTTCCTTTACTCCTTCTGCTCTAGCTACCTTTTGAACAGGCTTGGAGTTTGTGTCCTTTGACAAGAATCCAACTGGCTTTCCAGCCTTGAATCCCTTGTTGGCTTCGGGACCGCCACCTTCTGGAACGCCAGGAGCGCCGTCAACCTTACCATCACCTACTGGACCTGACTTTTCCTCTTCGTTAATCTTCTTTAATTCTGCCTTAAGGCTCTTGAGGTCACTCTTCATGTTATGTTTCTCCTGTGAATGTATTTATAAATCTAGATTAATAAATTAGTGGATCTTCCCGTCGTTACCCTTGTTGAGCTTGTCATCAAGTGGCAATCCCATCTTAGCACGAATAGTATCGCGGAAATCAGCAAAGGACTTTGCTGCTCCCTTTGCAACAGGTGCTTTACCAAGTGCATTCTGGGTGCGCTCTTGATCTGTCTTATCGTTTACAGTCTTTTCTGACCCCTCAAACTTATCTGGAGACTCGGTTGCTCCAGGCTTACGCTCATGACCACCATCAGTGTCAAGTTTCTTATCCTTTGCGTCGAATTCCTGTGGAGCATCCTTAACACCAGGATCTCTTGTACGAGTTACTGGCTTGGAATGATCGTCTTTTGAAAGTTTCCCAACGGCTTCGCCTGTCTTAAATCCAGAATTATCTTCAGGACCACTCTCGTTTATCACACCTTCGTTGATCTTCTGAAAACGAGCGAAAAGTTCTTTATTAGATGGGGTAGTCATAGTCGTTTGCTCCTGTTACTAATAGTATTTATACAACAATTGGAGTAGTTGCCTTGTCTTTTTTATAGGACTCAAAGTATACTCCTATATATTTTTCGAAGAATAGGTCATAATCCATGATTATGTTACTCTTGTATCGTATATGAGATTCTGTAAATATCTCGTTTAATGAAAGAAATCTCTTTTTATCTAGGGTCACAAATGTCTTTCCACGAAGGGCGGTTATCTTAAATATAATAACCCAATCCTTTTTTACAAATTCAGATTCACCTTTAGCCTGAGATATCCACCCATCAAGCTCTTTGTCTCCTATTGATAGAAGATTATGAAGTTTGGGACTGTCGTAGTAATTCTTGCATTCGATTACAAGTGGAAATTCTGTGGGAGTGATTATATCACCCGCAAGGGTCATCTTAGCTGCTTCATTTATTTCAGCGTATTTGAATCGGTTTATACCACCAACCATAGCTCCGGAAGTAGGAACTCGACGGAATACACCACCAAATCTTTTAGTTAAATCATCGCATATAGACCTTTCAAAAGTCTTACCCTTGCGACAGCCATTGACTTTCTTACGATAGCTTTTATCCTTTTCGAAGACATCTTCTGGGGTTTCCATGATGTCTTCTTTACTGAACAAGTTGTCTTTGCTCATTTATTCCTCGTCTCTAAGGTTCGCAACATAGCTCCAGAATTCTTCTTCTGTAAACTTGCTGTTCCCCTTTATTATACTGTCCATTTCTTTTTTGGCTCGACATATTGCCAGCTTCTTTTCTTCAAGTATAAGTAGCTCTTCCTGCATTTTCTCAACATCGTGCTTCTCGTTAAGGTAGTATGATCCCTTATAAGCAGAGTAGGTTATAAACCCACGAAAGATATAAGAAAACGAAAGTAAGTACCAAAGGTACTTAGGGACTAGCTTCTTTATGCGACATACGATGTTGTCAAGCGGCGTAAAGGCATCATTGTCTGCTGGTGTCTTGAGTGGACGGAGAATGTTACCATCCTTGTCAATGATACCAAGCTTAAATGCTTTCCACTGCTCGAACGGCTTAGCGAATCTGGTAGCGATACCCCATACAATGGCATAATCCATTGCGCGGGCTTCCATTAACGACTGAGCGTGTTTAACTTCTTCGGTTTTGAGTTTTTGCTCAAATAGCTTCTCGGGGGAGTCTGTCATATAGCTCCTATTGTATCAGGAGATATTATTCTCCCAAGAGTCTTTCAGCGGCAGTCCTTCCAAGAGTGTCGATGATGTCGTTCTCTTTGGTTCTGTAGTAGCCAACACCAGCGAGAGGAACAACCTTCTTAGGGGCTGGCTTCTCTTCACTCTCATTGACTTGCTGCCATCCCTTCGAGAAAGCATCCTTACGAGCATGTTCGCCAATAGGTGCTGCCTTGTATTCGTAGATACCGTCAATACTCTCAGTCTGACCATCAGATTCCGAAAGAACAGCGTCATCAAGTATCTGTTCCATTTCCTCAATAGGATTGGTGAAAGTTTCGCTCAAGCGAGGAATAGCTACTTCACGCTGGCAGCGATGAAGGTCGTTATCCTTGATAAACTTATATATCTGAGTTTTTGGTGCCTTTGAGGAAGGAATATTTCCCTGTGTTGGAATTGAAGTTATTGGGGAGAGCAACATATTGCCCATTCCAACCTTCTCACCACCAAGACGGTTTCCACCACCAAGACCACATACTCCACCAACACACGCTTCATTGGTCGTGGTGTAGTTCTTCTCTACCTGCGACCAGCGATTTGCTGATTCCTTGACGAGTTCATTGGTCCTCTGCCACTCCAAACGAGTGTCGGCATGGCGAATATCTTCCTTGAAAGTGTCTATAACAGTAGCAGTGGCACCACGAACGAGAGTGAAGATATTTCTATCAATCTCAGCTATCTTCCATGTATCGTTAGACTTTTCAAGGATAACTTCGTCACCTACGCGGTATCCATTGAATCCTTCACGAGATTCTTTCTTCATTTCAAAATCCTTATTTGATGGGGTCTTGCCTTTGCTGGTTCCGAGTCCCTTATTCTGTGTCTTCTCCATTTCTTCTGCTGGAGCTTCAGTGAAAGGAATCTTTTCTTCCTTCTCTTCGGCGTCCATGTCGGTCTGGAAAGTGTCACTCTTATCAGCTTCGCGGTTGTCTATCTTACGACGGTATGATGCCTTCGTATTTTCGCCGCGAGTTGTTGGCTTGTTCATGTTCTTTTTCTTCTTGGCAGCCTCGTCAAGAATATCGGCATAGATATGCTTGCCCATGCGGCTGTAAGAGTTATTAAGTATGTCATCTATTTCAGAGTCGGAATCTTCTGCTGGGGCTGACTCACCTTCTGGAGCAGCTTCGCCTTCTGGTTCTGACTCTTCAGCAGGTTCTTCTGCAACAGGTTCTTCAACTGCTGGTTCTTCAACTGCTGGTTCTTCAACAGCAGGTTCCTCTGGAGATACTTCAACTTCAGGAGCTTCAACTGGCTCTTCTGTCTTGAGTGTAGCCAGAGCAGCAGTGAGTTCACTTGCCTTGACTATAAGATCGTTGATCTTGTCTTGTGAAGGACCAGCATCGGCTACGGGTGCTTCAGGTAATTCAGTAGCAGGGTCTTCGGCTACTGGCTCTTCAGCAGCGGGTTCTTCTGCGGCTGGCTCGTTGAGCATGGCATCAAGATCATCCGTTTCGGCATCGGGAGTTTCTGCGCCATCTTCTGGGGCTGGAACATCAGCTTCTTCTATCTCTCCACCTATTTCTCCGTCTATTGGCACTCCGGGTGGTGGAGTAATTGTACTTGCGGGATCTTCGCCAATATCAACTGGATCGACATTTACCTGATCAATAGCATCTTCCTCAACGCCCCACGACTCATCAATGCGAATATTAAGATTTAACTCCTTTTCACGCTTCTTGAGTGATAATGCAGCCTTTTCAAATGCCTGGATTCCTTCCATAACAACAGTAAAGTCGTTTACCTGACGTAATCCCATCTTCCACTCAGAGTGGAGTGTGGCTGCTATACTGGTAAGACTCTCAATGACCACATCAATGTCATTGGGTGACTTCTTAGCTGCTGCCTTGAGGGTTCTTGACAAAATATCTGTTACCGCAGCCCCACTGACGCGGTTTGCCATCTCCTGAAGAGACTTCAGGCAGAGGGAACTCCAAGACCCTTCACGGAATATGCGTATGCCGCTTTCGGTTAGTTTGAAGTCGCTTTCGCACATTTCACATGCGAACTCGTTGAAGTTGAAAGTCTTCGAAACCTTCTTAGATCCGCAATAAGGGCAATTAGATGACATATGATACTCCTATTATCTTAGATATATTTATATGATTTTACTCATCATTCTTCAAATACATATTTTTTATTAACTCAAGCATCACGCGGCTATTAGATTCCGCTGCCGAATCGTCTGCACTGAATATTGATATATCAGGGAAAACTAGACGGAAAGCAAGTATATACTTCTCGTTATCGACCTTAAAGTGAATGCGCTTTATAGCATCAAAAACATGACTAAGCTTGTATTTGTGAGCAAATGCCTTGAGATATTCTGGGTTTGGTCTATCCCTGTCAAGTATACATATAGCCTTGATAATATCGCCTGTCATTGGTATAGTGCTACTGAATATATCACTTTGTTCAAGAGGTTCGTGTTCAAAAACAACAAATCCTATGTTTATTCCACCACGGGCTAAGGCGACTATTTCCTTAAGGTCGCCTAGATCCTTAGCGTGTTCAGGTCGTAAAACTATCAAAACATTAGATGAATAGAAGTCTTCCTTTAATTTAACTACCATTTCGTTGACTTTATTAACAAGCTCTTGTTTAGCTTCGAAGTCTTCTTTAGATGACTTCAATAGATATACCATCTCATCAAACTTTACTGGATATATCTTTAGTCCAAACATAGATGTTGATATGAAGTTTCTCTCTTCTAGTGATAAAATATAGTTCTCTTTATTGGAAAGAATGTTATCTTTCTTCTCTTCATAGTCTATGAGAAGACCAATATCGACTTTTTTGTTGAACTTAGGAGCGTTTTCTGGTTTCTTTAGGAATCCGTTGACGAATTGACGGACTCTGGAATACTCTTCTCGCGTTATTGGGTTGTAATCACCCGCAAACAATACCACGTCCCATCTTTGACCCTGTGGCGTTGCTGGAACGCCTTCTGATGGGGGAGATTGGGGGGTGACTGTATTTTCTACAACGAATTTCTTGAAACTCATTCTATACCACCTTTACATTTAATTGGTCTAAAAGAATCATCAGACATTCTTTTTGATTCTTTTTAAGAAATGGGATTTTTACGAGCATTCCAGACTCTATGACAAATTTCTGTCTGGTAGCTAAGATATCCGTATTGTTTATTCCATAAAACTTAAGCAACTTAGTCATAAAATATGTTTTGTCTTTTCCATCTGGAGTGTCTTTTATGAGTTTTAATATAATATCAAGCAGAGGCTCCATGTCCTTGTCATGACTTATTAAGGTAGATATTACCTCTTCCACTACCTCATTGGTTACAACGGGCATTTCTATCTTTTCTATTAATTCTATAGTTTCATCTAATGTATTTGTCATAATAGAGTTTATTATATCTTTTATTACAAAGTTATTTATAATATATTATATAACCAGACCAAAAGTAATATAATATAAATCTATCAGGAGATATTATGAACGATGTGAATAAGCTAGACAACAGGTTTATGACAGATAGTGAGTTTCAGGTATTGCAGGGTGAATGTGATGAAATAGTAAAAAGCCTAGAGGCTAAGCACGATGAAAAGGTTACAAAATTGAGGGATGATGTTAAACGAGTAATGGAATACGATAATGGTGAGGGATCAAATATAGAGAGAGAAATGATCAAGTGTCATTCTGCTTTATCAAGATACAGCGAAGCATTGGCTAGGGAGAAGCACGTCTATAACATATATAAAAACAAATATGATAGATTTTATGCTCAAGAGGTTGACAATGCTAAAATGAACCCTAAGATGTTCCGCACAAATACCGAACTTGACGGGGCGGTTATTCGTAGTACTAAAATCGCTAGGGCTAAAAGTTTCCTTGATTCATATTCCGAATACCTAGAGTTCTTAGAACGTGCTGTAGATAATGTGAAGACTAAAAGTTACGGATTACGCTATATATTAGAATATAGGAAAATAGAACGAGGGACATGATATAATAGTTGACGATGGATTCAGAGTCAACTAAGCCCAAGATTACTTTTGTTAAATTAGATCATGTCCACGGTCAACTACTGTGTGATGACCCTCGTGTATTGGAAGCTGCTATTAAAAAATTCTCAGTTCCAGTTGAGAACTATTGGTTTATGCCTGCTTATAAATCTGGAAGATGGGACGGTAAAATAAGGTTTATTAACTTTGATGGGACTTTTTATAATGGTATTTTTCATCGTCTTCTTAAATATGTAAGAAATGATGATATATATGACGTTCAAGTTGATCCAAATTATAACATTGAAAAAAATACAGATGATCTTAAGAGGGATTTTTTTAAAGTAACCGAAGATACCCTTAATTCAAAAATGGTTCCGTATGTTCATCAGTTTAGAGGGGCTTTGAAGAGTTTATATTTTGGTAGGGGTATTTGTGAGCATGTTACTTCTAGCGGAAAGTCCCTTACTATAAGCTTGACAGTAAACTATCTTTACCAGAAAAACAAGGAAAACAAAATACTTATTCTTGTTCCCAAACTTGATCTAATAGAACAGTTTGCTGAAAATCTTGTAACATATGGTATAGATGCCAATCTTATTGGTAAATTCTGCGGATACCAAAAAGACACCGAACAACCGTTTATTGTTTCTACATGGCAATCCATGCATAAGCAAAAGGAAATTCTTAAGCAGTTTTCTGTTTTAATAGTCGATGAGTGTCATGGTCTTAAAGCCGATGTAGTCAGGTCGGTTGCTGAAAAGATGGTAAATGCAGATGTTCGTCTAGGATTCACGGGGACGATGCCAGATGTTAAATCAGATTACATGCTCGTTGAGGGTGTTCTTGGTCCAGTCATTGATAAAGTAGGATATACTGAACTTCAAGAAGCTAAACAGATTTCTGATATAGATATAACGGTTGTTAATATCAACTACCCAGAATCAATTACTAGTAAAATGATATTCGATGATTTTACTGCGGAAAAGGAATACATTGAAAGCGACGAGAAGAGAAATAAAATAATTTGCAAAATAGCCAATGAATATGTAAAGAAGAATATGAATGTGTTAATACTGGTTAAGAAAATTGATCATTCAAAAACTTTATTTAAAATTCTCGATGATATGAGCGTTGATGTTGAAGTTGTTACTGGTGAAACGAAAATAAACGATAGAAATGATATTAGAAGAGACGTAGAGAAAACTGGTGGAACTGTCATTGTGGCTACGGTTGGTGTTTACTCCACTGGTGTTTCTATTAATAGACTTCATACTGTTATATTTGCTTCGGCTGGTAAGAGTAAAATTCAAACTCTCCAGTCTGTTGGTAGAGGTCTTAGATTACACTCCACGAAAACTAAACTTAATCTCTATGATTTCTGTGAAAATCTTAAGTTCTCACAACAACACTCGAAAAAGCGAATAAAGTATTACGAGGCAAATAACTTTAAGGTAACTAAGAAGGATATTAATATCAATGGCTAAATTTAGAAATATAAGTGATAGGGAAATTAATATCTTAATGAAAGGTAGAAGGATTTCAATTCCAGCAGGGTCGATTGTCGAGGGACCAGATAATTTGAAAAATTACAGAGCATTAAAAGAAGTAACCGACCTAGACTATGATAAACATGTAAAACATATGCCGAAGTTTTTAAAAGCTAACCCGATGCATAAGCTTCGGGCTTTTATAAACGCAAACTCAAATTCAAGTGAATATGCCATGAGATTACAAGAGAAACCTATTTTAGACTCGAATATAACAAACATTACAGAGTCTATAAATTACGTTACAAGATACCCAAGGGGTAAAAAACCACCAATATATATTGCCATTAACGGATCTAACAAAGAAGAATATAAGAATAAGATATTAACTACTACAAAATATACAAATGTAATATTTGTGGACGATCCTAATTATAAAACTAAAGAAACACATCTGCTTTTGAGTATAAGCGATAATGTTTTATTTGATTATGATTTTATAACCTTTATAGCTAGGTATTCGTTTAATAATAAAATATCGCTTCCTTGTCCATTTGTTATTAGTGATTTAAATAAAGAATCTCTGAAGAAAGATATATTAAATTTTAGAGTTAAAAAAGACGTTCATTTTACAATAGCCACTTTAGTTAATAATGAATTACAGTATAAGGATTTTCTTTCTGATCTTCTATCACAGAGAACAGATTATAAATTTGAAATAATAGCAGTTCCCAATTTCAACAACGAGTTTACGGGATGTGCTGAGCCACTTAATATAGCATTAGATTTAGCCGATGGTGTTATAGTTAATCTCTGTCATCAAGATTTAAGAGTAAATGGAGCATGGGTAGAAGGTATTCTGAATCATGTAACAAATTTTGCTAAGAATAGAATAAGATGGGGTATATTAGGAATGGCTGGGGCTTATAAGTATAGTAGTGAGTTTACGCCTGATAAAGACGGAAATGCTCTCTATCTGTCGGATTTAACGAAAAACTCAAAAAAGTCTTATGCAGCTATATACCGTGAAGTTTATGGAAACTACAGAGAAGTTCAAACTATTGATGAGTTATCGCTGATAATGAGAAAAGACTCTCCTTTTAGATTTGATCAAGAAACATTTGATCACTACCATTGGTACGGCGCAGACATATGCTTACAGGCATTATCTATGGGGTATAAAAATTTCGCTATAGATGCTGATTGTCATCACCTTTCAGATGGTCAGGGCAATTTATCAGGCGGTCACGCAGACGCATTTGTTGAAAGTGGTATAAAATTATTTAAAAAATGGTCAAAAACATTCCCATATTTTAAGACTACTACTGCCATGTTTCTAAGTCGTGAAAATCTTTTTATTCCCGTTATTTTTATAGTTATTAATAGAAAAAATAGCAACAATAAATTACCGGAAATAATAAGAGTTCCTTGAATATGAGAATTACATGATAAAATGTATTTACGAGTTTCCTAAGTTAGTCCTCACTCGTTAAAAAAGGACAGCAGGAGTGAGTGTATGGTAGGTTGTTAAGATTTGACACCATATACTTACTGACTAAGTGAAAGCTTAGTCAAGATAAAAACAAAATCTTGGCGGTAAATATAAGTCACCCAGCCGTGAATGGGTTCTCCATACTATAGATGGAGTATGACACATATAAATGAAAACCTCATGATGAATGTGGTTGGATTATTGTCTACATATGTAATATTTCTACAGGAAGATAAGTTACTTTAAGTATGTAAGTTATTATAAAATAGTTATATAAAAATATTACTATAAATAAGTTAGTAACTATAAGTAACTTAGGAGTAACTTAGCATGGATAAAATACTTGAAAGTTTGAAGAATACATATAACCAAATAACTGAAGCTGGTTATATTGACACAAGAGGTCAAGGAAATGCTGATGAAGTATTTGTCCGTAAGTGGCTTAAAGCTGCTCTCAACAAGAAATATCCCGGTAAGATAAAGGATGTTATAGCGCCTACCTATGATGAAGATCATAATCTAAAAATAGATGGATGGATAGTTGAAAATGACGATAGCAAGAAGTCTATAACTATAAAGTCAAGACTTGATCCAAATAGTAATAAAGATATTATTTTTGAATATTACATTAACTACAGAGACAAAACCCCTGGTAGAGATTTACTAAGTAAAGCAGATTACTTAGCTATAAAGTTTTTGAATAACAGAATAGTTCTTATAGATAGAGCCGTCATGAAGAAAATGATGGAACCATTTATTAAGCAATTTTATGATGCTATGAAGTTTAACCCAGGTATAAGAAGAATATCTGATGGAACAAATCCAAGAGATAGATCTAAAGATAGAAACTATAGTGTTGTAGTTGTTGTTACAAACGACCCAGAGGGAAACCGTGAGAAACTTATGTGCTACATAGACGCAGATAAGATACCTAAAGTTATTGACTTTAATGTAAAAGCTTAATCTTCAGTGTGGAATTCGACTATTTTATCAATAGTCGTAAACGATTTAACTTTTCTTAGATATATCATTCTATCAAAAGTGTCACCAGAAACATCATTTCTGTGTGTAATTATATAAACACACTTATCAGGATACATCTTCTTGAAATCATTTCGAAGATACTCTAAGAAACATTCAACGCCATCATTATCCATTGATGTGTCCAACACTTCATCAAGTACAAATAAGTTTGTGTCAACTGAATTTTGCATTTTAGCAACATCCATCAAAGCAAGAAGTATAGACAAGTCTATTCTCTTCTTTTCCCCAGATGAGAAGTTTCCATATGTCCTAATATCTCTATTTCTTGATATGATACTTTCAGTTAGGTTAGTATCAAATATCAAGCTGTAGTCGCTTCCCATAACTTTAAGGTAATGGTTAATCTTATTATTAAAGTGAGGAATTATATTATTAAGAACGAATTTTCGTATGCCGTCTTCGCCCAGTATATTGCGTAGAAGCTTAGAGTAAGCAAACTTCTTATTTGTTTCCTTTAGGTTTTGTTCTGATAACGCCAATGAATCCTTATACTCTTTTATTTTTTCTTCTGATATTGTATTTGATAAGTCAAGGACTCTATTATTTTCTCTCTCTAATTCTTCTTCACGCATCTTCAAGTTAACATAAAGATTATTTAGATCTGATTTTAATTCAGATTGTGTTGACATATCACGTCGTATTTTACGAGCAGATTCTTCTAACTCTTCTATCTTGGACTTGCCAATAGAAATTTTACTGTTAATATTTTTTAATAAAATATTAGAAGCTTCTATAGTTTCTTTACACTCATTAATGAATTTCTGAGCCATTGGTGATTCTGCTAATACGGTTTTGCAAGTTGGACATGAAGTACTATGTTCAAGATTTTCAAGGTTAACAGAAGCGTCTCTTATATTCTTATTAACCTCGACTCTCTTATTAGACAAAAGTCCCAGCTTAGATTGAACGTCCTTTATTGACATTGAATTAGAATCAAGTAAAGATTGATAATCTATATCAGCTATCTTTAATTTGGTTGATTCAATAGACTCTCTTATATGTTTAATTTTTTCAGATATAGCTTCTATATGTAGGGCTTTTTCTTTATCGAAAGATTCTTGCTGTGCAAGAATACGTTCTCTTCCTTCTTGTGCAACCTGAAGCGCCTTACATTTTGATATAATCTCGTTGTCAATTACAGTAATATCTGCCTTGGCGTCAAGATATTGCTGCTTAAGAGTATCTGCCATTCTTCCGTATATATTTAACGAAACAATATCTTCAATTACTTTTCTTTTAGATATAGCATCCATGCCAAGAAACGGAATAGATGAGTTAACATTAAGTACGACTATATTAGAGAAGCAAGTGTGGCTTACGCCTAATTTAGAAATAAGCCATTCTTGAGTATTTTTTATAGAATCTAGTTTAACTTCATTTCCGTTATGTAATATAGTAAATATATTTGGTTTTATTCCGCGAGTTACAATAAATTCCTCGTTATCAACATTAAACTCAACTTCCACAAGACAATTCTTGCCATTTGATTTATTGATAAGTTCTTCTTTGTTGATATGCGAGTCTCCGCGTAGAGGCTTACCATATATAGCAAAAGATATAGAATCTACAATGAGAGTTGATTTTCCAGCGCCGTTCTTTGTAACAGAACCGTCAATAATTCCTGTTACAATATTGATTCCCTTTTGGTAATCAAAAACAGTTTCATTATTCCCGAAACTGAGGAAATTTTTTATCTTAACACGCTTAAAAAGTATCTTCATGAAGTTTAAAGCCTTTCTAGTATTTTACACGACATACCAATTAAATCAAATAGATTAATCTTTTTCAGATAAAATCTTACGGTATATTTCTGTAGCTCTAATTGCAAGCTCTTGTTTATCTATAACATCCTTTATGTCGTCTGGAATATCAATTATTTTTACATACTCTATCAAAAAAGATAGAGGATCGTGTAGCTTAGACATATCTGTGGAATTTTTTTCGGTTGATATTTCGCTCTGTTCTACATATTGATTATCTATTGTCAATACGGCTCCACGAGACTCTAACAACGCAATAACTTTATGAATAGCAGTTTCATTGTATTTTTTATCAATAATCAATTTAACAAAGTTACCAGAAACATTATTAAGACATTCTTTGTTACCAGCAGCTAAGTCAGACATGAATATTTTAACAAATCTAGGACTTAGTGTATTTTCTATGAAAGTAGTATCACCAGAATCAATATCATAGATATGTATTCCCTTTGTGTTACCATAATCTCCCCAAGTTAGCTGGTAAGGACATCCGAGATAAGTTATCTGATCCATAGTATTTCTCAAATGATAATGACCAGATAATACTCTTTTGAAATTCTTAAATAGCCTAATTTGTATTCCATGTGTATCAGTTATTCCCGGCGATACCTCAAACCCATTGATTTCAAAATGACCAAGGAGTAAATCAAACTTCTTCTCACTCCTAACATAATTCATATAGTCTTCATAAATGGAAGTATCGGGAACAATCCACGGAACCATAAGGATACTTTTTCCGTTTATATTTTCTTCTGTTACTTTATCAATTATTTCTATATTTCTAAAATTTCTTAATATATTCAACGAGATAATATCATATCTATTGTGATAGTATTGATCGTGGTTTCCCATGAGCAACTTTATCTTAAGATCTGGTAGAGATTTTTCTAAAAAAGAAAATACATCAATTACGGCATTTATCGTTCTAACATTTAAAGCATTTCGGTTATCGAATAAATCTCCCAAAATCCTTAAATCACTTATATTTCTTGTTTTTAAAACATTAAATAAAGTTTCTTTAAAGAAAGAAACCATGGTAGAAATATATTTTTCACTATTGCCTCGACACCCAAAATGAATATCAGATATCAGTGCTATTTCGTGTTTCATGCTTTATTTTACAACAATTAATTTATTCATCAATTGTTATTTGATTAAGTATAGAGAATCTTTCAAGATCATAATTTATTCTATCTTGATCTTTTATGAGTTTATCCTTAAGTATAGAATGCTTCTTTTCTCTGAGTATTATCTGAAGAAACGCATTGTGAATTATAGTTGTGCAATACGAAAAGGCATTTTTCTTCTTTCCGTTTTTTGTGGCATAGTTTGGATCAAATGACCTACTATATTTAAGTAAGAATAATCTAGCCTGGGACTTCATCTCATCAAGATAAGTATATCCCTTAAAACATGCCATTGACCCATACTTATCAACATGTAAAGTAAACAACTCCCCAAGTCTTTCGGAAGCTTTACCAGTATCAATGTATTTTATAACTTCAGAATTATATTCTTCTTTATCAATATAATACCTTGTTTTATCCGAGGATGGGTGGCGTTTGCGTAAAACTATCTTTTTCTTTGTTGCCATAAGTGTTTATCCTTGTTGAAAATTTATCTACCTGATATAATGATTATAACATAATATATATTTTTGGAGAGAATAATGCAAAATAAAGTCCCACCAAAGTCGCTCCTTCTTTTTCCATCAGACAAGAACGGATGTGGGTTTTATAGAACATTCCTTCCATTTAGGTATTTAGCAACAAAATACCCCGAATTTCATATATCTGAGTTTTATGCTTTCTTCTATGACATGAATTATATAAGAAGGGCTAATTGGATACGATTCCAGAGACAAGTAACGGAAGCCCAAAAAAAGATAATGCATCAATACAAGCTGCAATTAAAGAAACATAACCCTAAAGGTAAAATAGCATATGAACTTGACGATCTTGTTCATGGCATCATGCCAAATAATATAATGGCTTACCAGTTCTATACACCTACGAGAAAGAACAATCTTGTTGAAATATTTAACATGAGTGATATTGTTACTTTCTCTACGAATTATCTAAAGAGATATTACGATGATAATTTTGGAATAAAGAATTCCGTGGTAATTCCTAACTTTTTACCTAAACATATGTGGTATGGGTGCGGAAAGAGAGATAAGAGGAAGAAAGACGCTAATAATAGACCAAGAGTGCTATGGGCTGGATCTGCCTCACACTTAGGCAAAGGAGGCGACTTAGAGTTCCTTATACCACTAATAAAGAAAACACACAAGGAAATACAGTGGGTATTTTTTGGATGTAAGCCATTTGACTTGGAAGGTATGATAGAATACCATGAATGGTCCAACATTTATGACTATGCTGCAAGATTAGATTCTATTGATGCTGATATAGCAATTTCCCCAATAACCGACATCCAGTTTAACTACGGAAAAAGCGACCTTAAATTACTGGAATATTCTGCCTTGGGCATTCCAACAATAGCATCGTCTATAGGAAATAAAATTGGACCATATGATATCATACCAAATACATGCACTATTGAAAATAAAGTCGATATGTGGTATTCAGCTATAATGAAACATTATAAGGATGATGCGACTTGGCAATCGACTCTAAATGCAGGCAAGGTAGAGCTAGACAAAAGATGGCTAGAGTCCGAATCTAATATCGGTTTATATAAATCAATATACGAAAAGTAATATTTATCATAATTTAAACTAAGTATTGATTTATGTCTTTTTACATATATGATGTAAGGAGACAATATGTATAGTTCATGTTATTTCGACAAACAACACAGTAAACTGATTTACTGGGAATATGAAAACGGAGTAAAGGTTGAAAGATCAGCCCCTCCCCCTCTGTATTTTTATCTTCAAGACACTAATACAGAATCCGAATACAGGACTATCTACGGCGACCCAGCCCGTCGTATAGAGTCAACAACATGGCGTCAACATAAAGAAAAAATAGAAAAGTACCAAGAATGGGGAAAGCATCTATTTGAGTCTGATATTTCGGTAGAAAATAAGTTTATCGTTGATCATTACATGGGAATGGAGCTTAAAGTCCCCAACTTCGACATTCATTATCTTGATATTGAGGTTCATTCCGAAGAGGGGTTCCCAAAACCCGAACATGCTAACTTTCCTATAACTATCATTACAGTATGGTCAACCAAGCATAATAAGTTTTTCATATTTGCTGAAAAAGATTTTGATGAATCATTTATAACAAAGGCTGGCGAGTCTTGTCAAAAATTTATCTTCAGTCGTGAAGATGAAATGATCAAGGCTTACATGAATTGGACAAGACAGGAACATCCAGACATTATAACGGGCTGGCATTCTAATGGATTCGACATTCCTTATATTATAAATCGCGCTCGTAAGTTATTTGGATATGAAGAAAACGAAAAAGGATGGACAACATTTGATGGGGCAGCCGATATAAGTCCGGTCGGAATAATCCACAAGAAACATCAAAGAGAAGATGAAATTATCGAAGACAAGTATGAAATAATTGGCATTAATTGCCTAGACATGCTTGAAATATATCAAAACTATACTTTCTCAGAGCAAGAGTCATGGAAGCTTGGGTATATAACTCAAATTGAAATTGGCGAAACAAAGAACGAATATCAGGGTTCGCTTGCCGATCTACACAATAATCACTGGCAACAGTATGTGGAATATAACGTTCAAGACGTTCGTCTTCTCAGGAAACTTGAAGACAAAAAGAAGTTTATTCCACTCCTTGTTACTTTCTGCTATGGATGTCGTGTTCCGTTTGAACAATACCAGAAAACCACTCGTGTTTTGGACGGAGCATTCCTTTCTAAGCTCGCTGAAGAAAAGGTTGTTCTTCCTGATGTAAACAGAGCAACCATTGAAAAGATGAAGCTTAACCCAGAAAAGTATATTGGTGGATATGTCAAGCAGCCTATAGCTGGCTTACACAAGTGGGTTCTGAGCTTTGACGCAACATCGCTTTACCCTTCCATCATGATGGGATGGAATATATCACCAGAAACTAAGATTGGCGTGTTAAGTCAGGATGATGTTAAGCCACTTATGAAGATGATTGCTGGTCACGAAGCAGAAGATAAAGAAACTCGACTGCTAAATCAACCAATCATGCGTTCTGAACTTGCTGCCGTGATGAAAGAAAAGAAGTGGTGTCTTGCAGCCAACGGAGCTATATATCGTAACGATGTTCGTGGTATTATCGCAAGATTCGTCAAAGAGTGGTTCGACAAGCGTAAGGCAGCCAAGAAAAAGATGCTTGCCGCTGAGAAGAATCGCAATAAGGAACAAGCTGAGTATTGGCATGCTATCCAGTTGAACTTTAAGATTCTTATTAACTCGGTTTATGGATATCTTGGAACTCCTTACTCCAGATTCTTCGATTGGGACAACGCGGTTGCTGTAACCATGTCGGCAAGATATGTTACCATGACAACCGAATCATCAATCAAAGGATACTTCAATAGTCCCCGATGGCTCGCTAATAAGAAGTACAAGCCACAGAAGGTCGCTGAAGATGGTATCATATACGCTGATACCGACTCTGTGTATGTTGACTTTGGCAAGATATTCGATTCAATGGGATATGATGCTGAGAGCAAGCCCCAAGAGGCTGTAAAGAATTTCATCATCTATAATACTGAAAAGACCAATGACGAATTCACAGAAGATATTAAACATAGTATTATAAAGAAAGACAATGACACTTCGAAGCAGCTTGTCAAGTTTATTGCAGAAAACAACGCCGAAGAAATAGAGAAGATCGTCCAAAGTGAACGAGAGTCCATAGAAGAAAAATCAGACTCCTTACAAAACTTTGTTGGAAGCATTATCAACAAGGCAATGAAGTCACTCACTATGGGTCACTTCAATTGTCAAGAAAATCTTATATACTTCAAGCGAGAGGCGGTTGCTACAAGAGCTATTTTCCTTGAGCGTAAGAAATATGTTATGTGGGTTCTTAACTCCGAAGGCGTCGAGCTTCCTGAGAAGAAGAGACTCAAGGTTACTGGATTTGACATCGTAAGATCGTCAACTCCATCATTCGTCCGCAATGGATTAAAGCAGATTGTCAAGGATATTCTCGTCAAATTAGATGAGAAGTTTACAATCGAAGAAATTCGCAAGGTTCACGCTGACTTCATGACAGCAGATCCAACAGTAATTGCTTTCCCCCGTGCTGCTAATAATGTTACAAAATACAGGGAAAAGATGATTGAAGATGGTAAGTTCAAGTCAACTCCTATTCAGGTTCGTGCTGCTATAATCTACAATCAGTTACTTAGCGAAAATCCAGATTTAATCCAGCTATATGACAAGATATATGACGGTGATAAGATGATGTTCGTTTATGCCAAACCGAACCATCATTGGAGACATGATGTATTTGGCTGGAAAGACAAGTGGATTAAGGATCGTGGATTTGAAGAATCAATTGATCGTAAGAGACAATTTGAAGTTTCCGTTCAGACCCCGCTCAATAGATTCTTCGAATTGCTAGGATGGCATATGCCAGATTTCGAATGTCATGATATGACGAGTCTATTTGTTTGGTAATCTTATTTATAAATCGTTTGACTTATAACTAAAAAAAAGAATAATATAAGTATAGAAAACAACATAGGAGAAAACAAGATGGCTAAGAAAGATTCGACCCCCAAAGTAACTTCACAAGCTGAAATCAGAAAGAAGTTCCAAAGCTTTATAAAGAGCAACAAGAGTCAAAACGAATATGAAATGTTCAACGAGGCTAAACTGCCAGATGTTGACACTTGGATATCAACTGGATGTTATGCACTCAATAGAATCATGTCAGGATCTTATCGCAAGGCTATAGCTCACTCTCGTATAACAGGATTTATGGGAATGCCAGGAGTTGGTAAGTCGTATATCTGTGGTAATATCATGCGAGAGGCACAGAAGTTAGGATATGGTGTCATTCTCTATGAAACCGAAACTGCTATTGACACTGACTTCTATGCTCGCTTGGGTGTCAATGTTGAATCTATACTATACCAGTCAGCCATGACAATAAATCAGTGGAAGACTGATATAGTCAACCTTCTCACCAAGCTCCATGAAGAAGATCCAGAGCAGAAGTGGCTTGTCGTAACTGACTCGCTTGCTAACCTTCTCACCGAAAAAGAAATTGCCGATACTGAAGAAGGCGGAACCGCACAGGATATGGGACTCCGCGCCAAGCAGTACTCAGCAGCATCAAGAATCCTTCAAAAGACGATTGCCAACTGCAATGCGGCTATGGTAATCACCAATCACTCATATGAAAAGCCGGGTGCCAATCCAAATGTACCACCTGTAGAAGTACCCAAGGGCGGCAATGGATTTATATACATGTGTTCAACACTTGTTGGCATCAAGAAGTATGCTATAAAAGAAGACGCCAAAACCTTGGAAGATAATAAGACATTCAAGGAAAAAGTTGCAAATAGAATCGTATTCGAAACTGTTAAGAACAGATTCGTCCCCGAAGGCATGAAGGCAGAGGCACTCCTTCACTTCAAGCACGGTCTACAGCCATATCACGGTCTTCTTGAAGACGCTCTCCGTTTCGGTTTCTTCGAAAAGTCAGCAAGAGGATTTTTCGTCAAGCACCTTGACAAGAATGTTTTTGCCAAGGATCTATACACTGCTGAAGTGTGGGAACCCATCTTCGATGAGCTTCAGAAGAAAGTAGAGGCAGCCATGGCTTACTCCACCTATGGTGAAGATGGCAATGCAATACTCCCCGATGAATCGGATGCTACAGAAAATAAGTCAGAAGAATAAGAAGATTTGATTAACTGTAGGATCATATTAAAATCACTTAAAAGGAGACATGATGGGAGATAATACTGAGCTTTACATTTTGAAAGCATTGCTATCAGATGTATCTTATTCTGCAAAGTATCTTGATAAAATTGAGCATAAGTTCTTTGAGGAACCTATAGGAAGAGTAATTCATGTTATAGATCGCTTTTATGCAACCTATAACAAGATTCCAACTGTAGATCAAATAACACAAGCACTATTACCAAAATACCTGAAGAATGATATGGAAAGCATAGATGCGTGTATAGATGTCATCCAGCAATGTAGGTCGTTGGATGACGTTAAAGACTTTTCATCGTGGGTTAGCGACGAAACCAAGACTTTCATAAAGCGTAAGAAACTTGAAACCGCGATGGTAGATGCTGTTAATCTTATGGAAAGGGGCAACATGGATGAAGCCGTTGCTCGTGTTATGAAGGTTATGGAAATTAACTTTGATGATAACCTTGGTCTTGATTATTGGGAAGACATGAAGCTTCGTATGGAAGAGATGAGAAATCCCGCTACAGTAATTCCATCTGGTCTTAATAAGTTGGACGAGGCAATAGGTGGCGGCTGGAGAAACAAGTCTCTTATAATATTTGGCGCTGCTACTAATGTTGGTAAAACTCTTATCATGGGAGATTTAACCGCCAAATTGATTGATCGTGGATACAATGGATTATATATTACCCTTGAGATTAACGAACATATACTAGCAAATAGAATAGACGCCAATCTGACTGAAACAAAGATGTCAGAATTGTCAAATGATGTGGACGAGTTATATCGCCGTATATCATCATATAGAAGTCAGAGGGAGGAAGCCCATAAGACAGACCCAACTATCCCTCTGGTGGGTCGGCTACTCATTAAAGAATATGCTCCGGGATATCTTAATGCTACTGGAATATTATCACTTCTTAGGGAGCTTCAACTTAAGAAAAACTTTAAGCCTGACTTCATTGTAGTCGATTATATTGGTCTTATGATACCAAACGGAAAATCGTTTGCGGATAATACCTATGGAAGAATGAAGACCGTATCTGAGGAACTTAGAGCAGTATCTTCATTACATAAGATTCCATTATTTTCTGCGGTTCAGCTTAATAGAGAGGGATACAAAACAAATGACGTTGGTCTAGAAAAAACAAGTGATTCAATGGGAATCCCTATGTCAGCAGACGTTATGATAATGGTCACGAGAGACGCAGAAGGTGATAGCAATAACATAATGAATTGGACGGTTGCCAAGAGTAGATGGTCGCGTAACGGAGCGAAGTTTGCCATTCATGTTGACTATGATTATATGCGCCTTACAGATACTCGTGAGTCACAGCAAGAATCACAGAATAAAGCAACTGTCGATGCTTTGACAGAATATAAGATGCAAAAACAGTCAAAGGGAAATCCATGAAAAACACAAGAAGAGAAACCTATACCTATGAAGAAATAGCTAAGGCGTATAGGGTATCCCCAAACAAAATACATAGCATAGTGAAAACAGCATATAACAAAATGGTTAATCACTGTGTCATCAAATACAATATGAATATATTTGATGCTGTTATGTCTATAAAATCATGGCTTAGAATGTCAGACCGAGAAGCATTTGAAAAACTTAATAAATGTAATAAACTATCTATAAGGAAAGCGGCGATAGACCGCTATGAGAATAAATCAAAGGATTAATATGAACTCAAAAGAATATATAGAAAAAGCAAAGAGAACTGAAGTCGGTGAATACCAGTTCGCCATTCTTAAATCAAAAAACCACTGGGTGCCGCCTAGAATTGAACACGCTGCTATGGGACTTGTTACAGAAGCAGGGGAGTGTATGGATGCTCTCAAGAAGACAAAGATATACGGTAAGCCATTTGATCATGTTAATATGAAGGAAGAAATCGGGGATGTCTTTTGGTATCTTGCTATTATGTGTGATGAGCTTGGTGTCACCTTCGAAGAAATATGGGAAAAGAATATAGCCAAGCTTTCTAAGAGATATCCAGAAAAGTTTACTGAAGAGTTAGCCCTCAACAGGAACCTTGATGTTGAACGCAAGACGCTTGAAGGAGAGGTATAAATATAAAAGGTTGGAGGGCGGTCCTCCATCATAAGTACATAGAAGAATTTTAGAAGTCAAATTAGAATCTTAGTAAGTAACTTAGAGTTTGACTAATAGAAAAAACAAAAGATAATAAAACAAGAAGGAAAAAACTATGAGTAAATTCGCAACAACCACCAAATCACAATTTGAAGAACTTCGTCAGAGGTTCATAGAAAAGAAAGAAGGCGCAAAGAAGCCAGCAGTCGAAGAAAAGAAGTTCGACTACAAATTTCAGCCTGATATAGTAAAGGGCGAAGCGCGTTCGGTATATCAAATAAGAATACTTCCAAATGTTCATGTCAACGACGGCGTTGATGAGCCTTGGGTAGAAAACAGAGTCCACATCTTCAAGCCCAAGGGATCTGAAAAGAATACTTATCAGATTTGCCCGTCCACGCATGATGAAAAGGCTAAGTGTCCAATTTGCGAGCATTCAAAGATGTGGTTCGCCAAGGGCGACAAGACCAGTGAAGATATTGGTCGCACATTCTGGAGAAAGAAGCGTTGGCATGTAAATGTGTATGTCAAGTCAGACCCTCGTAAGGGAGAAGCAAATCAGACCGGAAAGGTTTTGATTTGGGAATTCGGTCCAAAAGTCATGGACAAGCTTTCTGAAGCTCTTACCATGCATAAGATGTTCTTCTGGGATGTCGAGGAAGGATATGACTTTAACCTTGTTATCAAGAAGGTCGGTGGCTTCAATAACTTTGACTCAAGCGATTTTGCTCGCGAAAAGAGCCGTTTAGTTGAAGATGATGAAACCTTGGACGCAATTCACGAAAAGATTTATGATCTTCGCAAGACGGTTCTCGAACAGAAGGTTCGCCCTTACGATGAACTCAAGGCTATCCTCGAAGGAAAGAAGATTGAAGATGTTCGTGCTGGATCTTCTCAGACTCTTTTGCGTGACTCTGATTCTCCACGACAGGTCGAGCGAAAAGTCGAACCAGATGCTTCTTTAGTAGAGGTTGGTGAAGCCCCAGTAAAGCCAGTGTCAAAACCTAAGCCCGCTGGTAAGCCACCTGAAGATGAAATTGATATAGACAAAATCAATTTCGATGATGGCGAACCTCCGTTCTAAAATATAACAGCAGCGGATTTTCGGTTTCCTTTCACCGTTGCTAAAGTTGGGCTGCGTTGGCTCACACCACCTACGGAATCTCCGTGGGTGGTTTTATTTTATGGTATAATTATGAAATGAAAAAAATACTGATAATAACTGGTGGTGCCGGATTCATAGGATTCAATTTTGTAAAACATTTCTTGCCCTTAAGAGGTTATGAAAATGTTATATTTATTGACAAGATGGGATACGCTACTAAAAATAACAAATCCGAGTATTATAGACTTACCGCAACCAGTGAGAAATTTATTAATATTGAAATGAATATTAATAATCTTTACGCATTTCCAATTCCAAACAAAGTTAAAAACTCCGAATTTGATATAGTAAATTTTGCCTCTGAGTCCCATGTGGATAATAGCATATCGTCGCCATACTCTATATATAACGATAACGCATGTATAGTATCCAATCTTATATCATGGGCAGGAAAAGAAAATATAAGTAAATTTGTCCATATAAGTACCGATGAAGTATATGGCGACTTAGACTACAATTTAAAAGATGATTATTCAAAGTGGTTTAAACCAGACTCTCCTTTTTTGCCTAATAACCCATATGCCGCAAGTAAGGCTGCCCAGGATTGTTACCTAAGATCAATGAATCACACTTTTGGTCTTAATGTAGTAACTGTTCGAATGGCTAATCAATTCGGACCTCACCAACATCATGAAAAGATGTTACCAGCAACAATAAAAAGGGCTGTAGGTGGATTGCCTATAAAAATTTACGGCGAAGGAAAAAATATAAGACAATGGACTCCAGTAAGTCAGACGGTCAAGCACATATATAATATTTTAATGGATGATAAAGTTAACAACACAACCATTCATCTAGGCGCATCGCAGTCTCTTTTAACTAACAACGAAGTAGTCGATATGTGGAGAGGAATACTTAAGGACAATCATAACATAGATACCACTGTAGAATATATAGAGGACAGAAAGGGACATGACAAGATGTATGCCATTCAACCGTCTGTCGAATATGTATATGGCAATATAAAAGATGAATTTGTCTCGTCTATTGATTATTATGTAAATTATAAATACCCTGTATAGGGGGAGTTATGTTTAAAGAGATAATTTTAGGCATCGCAATTTTAGCTTTATTTAGTTGCGATGGTGACAGTCGAAAAGACAATAACAATAATGTCTCCCCAGAAAAAACAGTAGCTACCAATGTACCAACACCAGAGAAGACGCAGACTCCGGGTGAGCAAAATATCGAGTCACTTAAAAAGAAGCTAGAAGAATCTGAAAAGAAAGCAGCCGAAGCTGCTGCTAATGGAGCTACCATTGAAAGACTTTCTTCCGAAAAAGAATCTCTCGCTATAAAAGTTCAACTCGCAGAAGCATATTCAAGAGAATGGAAGCAAAATGCAGAATCTTATATGCTACAAAAAGAAGAAAAGGAAAAGGAGCTAAAAGAAGCTAAGCTAGATGCTTGGAAGATAAAGCTCTGGTGGATGGCTGGTATATGTGGGCTTTTAGCTATATTTGCGGGCGGGATTGCCTTTGGATTCCCACTTCTTCGTCCAGTCGCTACAAAGGCATCAATTATTCTCGGAGCTATCGCTGGTATAATGTTGTTTGTAGCCCAGGCTCTCGGAACAATAGCATGGCTTCTTGAACTCGTTCCCTACATCATTGGAATTGCGATGTTAGCAGCAATCATCTATGGTGCGGTAGCTCTCCGCTACTGGTTCAAGGATCATAACAGTCTTAAGCAGACCATTGAGGGAATTGAGCCTATAAAGAAGAATATAAAGGGGTTTGGCGACCATATGTTAAAGTATGTTGATGGCACCATGGTTGACCACGTAAAGAGTTACAAGAAGAAAATAAGAGAAAAAATTGAAAAAGAAGCTTCTTTATTAAAGAAGAAATAATTCATTTCCTCTGTATAATACTACAGAGGCTAAAATGGATAAAACTATCAACTATGAAATAATACAATCATTTTTTGATGGTGGGGTTATTATAAGGTCATTAAAGACATATAACGATTCTCGCGGAATGGTATGCGAAACTTTCAGAACCGACTCTGATATAAACAGCGACTCAAAGATGTGTTACATTAGTGAGACTGAGCCATATATCATGCGTGGACCCCATGAACATGTAGCCCAGCGAGATGAATTTGTTTCTTGGAAGAATCATATGTGTTATATGTTTTATGATACAGCAAGCAAGAAATCTGCTTATTATATGACAGACCCTACTAAGATAATAAATGTCTCTGTTAAGCCAGGAATCCTCCATGCTTATCGCAACCTAGATGATAAGCCATCAGCAACTCTAAACTATCCAACCTCGTTATTTATGGGCGAAGGCAAGAAGGGACAAACAGACGAGATAAGACATGAAAATAGACTCAGCGGTAAGAAAGTATATGTAGTATTGGGAGCTAACGGTAGGTTAGGATCGGCGGTAGCAGAGAAGCTTCTTTTAAACATGGGCGAATATGACTACGAAGTAATTCCTCTTTATCATCGCATTAAGAATTCAACCGAAATAATAAAGATGCTGGATGGAATACAGAAAGCAACTGAACATACCAAGGCGTCCGAGGTTGTTATTATAAACTGCATCGGTGTCACCAATGTCCAAGAAGCATCAAAGAAGGATCCAAATCTTCTTTGGGCTAATTCTGATTTACCTTTCCTCCTTGGTGAATATACGGGTAGCCGTGGAATGAAGCTTGTTCACTTCTCGTCAGATTATATCTACCAAGAACTGAAAGAAGTTTTTAAAGAAGCCCCCAATGTTCATCTTAGTCCATATACTGTATCTAAAAAATTATATGAAGAAATAGTAAACGAATCTCTTAATTCTGGATCTAAGAAACAGAGGCATGTTAAGGTTTTGAGAGTTGCTAATTTGTTTACAAGCGAACTAGATGACGTAAACAACATAATTCAAAAGATAAGCAAAAATGTCAACAAGTTCGGAGAAGTTACTCACGATCCAAGTATATTTGTTGGTCCAACACATGTCAATGTCATAGCCGATTGGCTGTTTGACAATCTTTCTTTCTTACAAGACCTTCCAACCTTTACCAACCTCGTGTCACCGGATGTTTATACGATTAGAGAAATGCTCAATAAATTCTTTTGCCAATACGCTAAGCATGTGGAAAAACCTGGGCAGATAGTTCCTTGGTTCGAAAAGTTTAGATATGCCCCCGAATCTAAAACACTTGCGTCAAGTGAAGAGTATATCATAAACTTAATATCCTCTATTAAAAACAAAACCAATTGATAAACTACAATATGTTGTTAAAATGACTAGCATAGGTGAACCATATGCTACAAGGATCTTTTACAAAAGAACAAGCAGAATCTTTTCTTCAGCCGCTCGAAGATATAATAAGAGTTGGTATAGATAAGATTCTATTTGAAATAAATGATGACAACACAATAAACATAGGAACGCAAACAGGGAATTCTTCCAACTTTGTCATAGTAAATTATAAACAAGACTTATTTAAAGGCTTTCAAAAAGTTGAACAAAAGTTTGTATTTGGTGTAATAAGTCTCCCAGAGCTAATAGGTATTATGAGAATATTCCCCAATGGGTTTAATGTTCGAATGACCGAAGACATGTTTGTGGTGGAAAAGGACACAAATAAGTTTGTTTATTATGGATGTTCCGCTAAAGATACCATGCGTGCCCCATCATCTAAAATAAAGGGAACGACCGAATCTCCGTTAGCATCGTTTGCATGGAATGAAAATATGGGTTCACTCGTCAAAGCCATGAACTTACTCAAAATGGATAATGTAATTCTTAGCGGGGACTCTGCTACCAAGCTCATAAATGTATCTGTAACCAATAAACAATTTCAGAGATATAACAACTTCTCATCAAAGATCGCTGTAGACGAAATGAAGAAGGATTTTAAAGTTCTCTTTGATAAGGAAAAGATACAACCTGTGCTGAATAGTAAGATAAACAACTTCTCTGCAAAGATATTCGAAAAGGGTCTTCTCTTAACAGGTGAAACTGATTTTTATATCATTCAACACGCCGTAACCCCCCTGGTTAAATAAAACAACATTTCCATCCTCTATAGGTATCTTTAGTACCGTAAGCAACTTGTCTGAATGTTGCTCTATGTAAATGATATTTCTTGCAGAAATTTGAGAAGTTATTTACTATCTCCACTTTCCCATTCGGGAAAGTTATTTTATACTTTCTTTTTCCTTTTAGTTTACTATTTTTCTTGGCGGCAATTCTACCCTCATGTTTCAAAATATCTTCATATTTTTTAACCTGAGTTGGTGAAAGTATCTTAATTTTACTAATATTATCTTTTTCTTTAATCTTGAATATCTGTACACCGTTATGAGAAAGTTTCTTCCTATCAACTAACTTTTGAAATGTAACGGGGGATATACTTTCGTTCTTCATCCACTTTATCTTCTCGTCTCCCCCATATATAAATGTCTTTTTACCGTCTTTAACTATTAAATACAAATAACTATTGGGGTTATCCTTACCGTATTTTCCAAACATTGAGTTATTCTTTCCACTACTTCTTATTTTAAATTTTCGTATTATTTCTTCTTTATTTGGGTGGTTTAATATTGTACTACATTTTTCCCCGCCGTCTGTCATGTTAGAAAGAACACCATTAGTGTAAATATTACCAAAAACACTTATTATTTCTCTTTCTATAATCAACGCATCGTTTCTTGAAATATTGGATTTTATAAAAATAATATGAGGTAAAAGGTTACTCTTTAATATTTTCTTGATTATATTCGTTTTATATGGATTTGAAGGAATCATTCTCTTTGACTTTGCTTCGGTTATATGAAAATAATATCTTCTCCCTATCCCAACACCAACATAAAACGGCTTATAGCACATTTTAATACCATTATATGAATAATCTCCGGGCTCAAGTGGATTCAAATAAATGTAAACATAATGTAACATATCTTCAGATCGTTCTTGATTCATTAGGAATTCCTGTTATAATGTATTTATATGCGAGCGATATTATGACTGCTATAAGAATCCCCCTCACAGAGAAATACCGTCCCCAGGAGATTGAAGATGTTGTCGGTGATTGTGATATGCTGGCGAAGTTCAAGGAGTATATTGAAAAGAAAGATCCACCACACCTTCTTTTCGTTGGTTCCCCTGGTATTGGCAAGACAACCTGTGCAAAGATAATAGCCAAGAATGTCACTCAGGAAGTTCTGTTCTTAAACTCTTCTGATAAGAGAGGAATAGATACACTGAGAAACGAAATTATAACATTCTGTTCTATCATGTCATGGGACGATAGCGGAATAAAAATTGTTATTCTTGACGAGGTTGATAACCTAACAAACGACTCTCTTCAGGCTTTACGTGGAGTAATGGAAGAATATATTGAAACAGCAAGATTCTTTTTGACTGGAAATAACTTGGGTAGGATTCCAGACGCCATCAAGTCGCGTTGCCAGAAGTTTGACTTCAATAACATCTCAAAAAATGAAATAGCTAAACGATGCAAGCACATCTTAGATACTGAAGGAATAAAGTGTGTAAACTTCGCCAGGGATGTCAAATACATCATAAATGAATTCTATCCAGACATTCGCCAAATTGTAGGTGCCTTGTCGAAGTTCACGATTGGTGGGGTATTTCAAATCGACCAAAGTAAAACATTCTTCGCTCGTCATGATATGCTTGTTCAGCTTATCAAAGAGAAGAACTGGAGAGATATACGCACAAAGGTTTGCGGCACAGACACTTACGACAATTTATTTAAGGTATTATTTGACAGGGCAGAAGAGATAAGTCCAGAGAAGGTAGAAATTATCATGATACTTGTAGCCGAAGGGATGAAGTCCCAAGCTGCGGTCGCTGACTTCGAGGTAAACTTTATGTCAACGGTGCTAAAGATAATACAGGAGATTTAATTGTTTGACTCGTTTAAGAAATTTTTAGGGTGGAAGAAACCAAAAGAGGAAGAGACATTACCAGAACCAGAAATACCTGATCTTGGCGTTGATATTGGTCTTCCAAAAAAAGCCCAAGCAATTCCTTTACCAGTTATTGCCGACGACTCTTACACAAACAATTTATTGAATAAATCAAAAAATAGTATAAAATATACTAATAACACAGAAAGAGGACTTATGGCAGAGAAATTTTTAGTCGTACTTGACACATCAAACAGACCAGAAGTAACAGATAGAGGTCTTAAGGGAGGGCTAAAGAATTTTTACTTTATAGCCGCCGCAAATCCAGATCAAGCTAAACAAATTGTATTATCAACATTTGCCAGAACCCCGCATATTGTTCAACAGATACAGTACTCGTTAACTGTTACGCCTCTTAGTAGAATAGCACCACATGTCAATGAACAGACACCAGTATGGAGTTATATTCCTCTCCGCAAGGGATCAAAAGCACCTGGGCAACAGTCAACGCCGCCTTCACAGGCGATAAACCCAAACAACACTGATGAAGTTATTCCCATGCAGATACCCCCTGCCCCAATAACACCCCCAACGCAAAACGACACGCCCAAGATGGCTGAGATTCCCCCCGAAGCCCAGGCTAATAACCCAATGGCGGCAATGATGTCACCTACATTGCCAAACGGACAGCCAAACCCAATGTTTGCTATGTTACAGATGTTCCAAGCAGCTATGGCTGGGGGTACAGCGCCAGCCGCACCAACAGTCCCACCAAAATCCATAGTGACAAGGGGCGATCCAGACAATGATCCTGAGTTGGCGGCTAGGCTTGCTGAAGTAAGATCAACCGCTGTTGCCCGTCATGTAAATCACGACCCAAGTGCAATGGACGATGAGTTGTCGCATGCCGAGAGAAAAGCCGCTGCCGAAGTTGAAAACTTTAAGTCGCTTGACAAGTCTGAGCAAGGAGCAAGAGGTCTTACATCCGTTCAGAATGATATAGATCCTGCACTTATGGGTCAGATGACAAAGACTCTTGGTAAGATGGAAGTTGGTCAACCAGAAGATAAGGCACCCACTAAGAAAAGAAAGTAATGACTAAGCATAAGAAAAGAGAAGGACTAAAGAAGAAAGAGACTAAGAGTTATCTATGGGAAATTATAGATGATATCTTAGTTCATAAGACTGGCACGCTACTCGACAACCCCGATTACGAAAAGGGATTTTCACCGTTCATGGCGGTGCGTGTGTTGTCAATGCATCCTTCACTTATCGAATATGCCAACTATATCAATACTCTACATCAAACATTTGGCGGGCATGGTCTTGACAAGAAAAGATTCTATAAGATGCTTGTCAGAATAATACCAGAAACAACCGAAAGAACTTTATACCTAAAATCAGTTAGTCAAGAAGATAAGGATGTTTCATGTGTTATGTCTTACTTCGATTGTAATCAAAGAGAAGCTCTTATGTATATTGACCAGTATGGTGAAAAATGGGTAGATTCCATAAAGAGAACCCAAGGTGGGTTAAGGAAATAATATCATGGATATCGGAATAAAAGTCAAATTATTAAAGCCCTATGGACAGGTATGTGAGACGCTTGAGAGGATGGGCGTTGTAAACAGAAAAGAGAAGGTAATATATCCATCATGTTACTGTCATAAAATTGACGAAGATACTTATAGTATATGCCACTTTAAAGAAATGTTCCTCCTTCAAAACAAACCCAGCACCTTTAACGAAGTTGATAGTTTGAGAAGAGCGACTATAACATATCTTCTTCAGGATTGGGGATTTGTGTCTGCAATAGATGTCGATGAGATATCTAAAATTCTCACCCTAAAAGATAAGATTGATGTTATTCCGCATAGGGATAAGCATCAATATAAAATCATTCATAAATTTAAACAATATTTGACAAATAAGCGACCTGTGCCATAATGGAATTATGAAGCCTCCTTCATACGCAGTTCAAGCCATATTCTATAGAATAGTGCCAGATTGCGAAGTAGTAAAAACATCAAATTCCTTCATACATCGTGGTCGCTGTCCCCTATGCGGCGACTACAAGAAAAGAATGTATATAAAGGAATATAGTGACAGATATCATGTATATTGTCACAACTGTGGATACTCCAATGGGTTCTATCATTTCCTCAAAGATGAGTTCCCCGAGTGTGTAGAATCACTGAAGCAGTATATATTTGACTCCATAAAGTCGGGTGACTTTATGAAGAGGAATACACCTAAAGAACCAGAGATTGACCGAACCGAAGAATTTGACATGAAGCTTCGGTGTTATCTTCAAGACAATGCCTTCCCGTTAAGCAGAAAACAGAAGCACGAATCGAAGGAGGCGTGTCGCCAAAAAGCTATAAAGTATCTTAGTGACCGTAAAATACGAGAGCAGGATTGGTCAGAGTTCTTCTTTATTTTCGAAGGTCAATTGCGTGGTTATATTGGTATACCTATGTGGGACGCAAAGAAAATGAATTTACTTCATATACAGGGAAGACTACTATTCAAATCAAAGACCCAAGAAGACCAAGAGAAATATCTTTTTCTTAAAGATACCGCAGCAGGAATTGAAAATCTTGCCAAGCCAATATTCGGATTATGGCGGGCAGATCCGGAAAAACCAGT